CAGCGGAAGTTTTTCAAATTCGATAGAGCCGCTACCGTTGAAAAAAGGGTATTTCAGGGTTTTTAGGTGAGTGACTGCCTATCTCACTGCCTTTCTGCCTATTTGAGCGCACCCCTGGGGGTAGTAGTGAAATTGAAAACTGTCCGAATGGGGTAGAGTCGGAACCCTCAATTCCCTTTGAATTTTTCCCCTATGTTGCCAGAGCATGCAAATAGGCAGAAAGGCAGTGAGATAGGCAGTTTTGAGGGAGATGTTAAAAAAATAGTTTTGGAAAAGTCGCAAGAATTCGTTCACACCGGGCAAAAAGAAGGCCACCCGAAGGTGGCCGAAGGTTCCGGCAACTGCAAAGTCGCGCGGAAAAGAGGTCCAACTGCCTAAAGCTCGTCAGAATCTGCCTGTTTGTAGGCAGCCAGGAAGTCGACTGTCTTGATCAGCACGCCGCGCAGCAGGACTGAATTCCCGGCCAATTTTGAGAATTTGACGCCGAGCGCTGCCACCTGTGGCGTCTCGATCTCGTCGTACAGCCGCTGCTTTCCGAGGGGTCGCCGGTTCGAGTCGCGGCACCAGCGCGAGTAGGCTTCGTAGAAGTTGGAGCGCCGCACCGAGAACTGATCGCCCTTGCCGAGCAAGCACTCGTCGTCGTCTTGCAGGAATTCCATCAAGGTCGACGTGCGGCGGCGCCACTGGTCCATCAGGCGGTTATGGGCCTTGGTGGTTGGGAAGTTGCCCCGCTCTTGCAGCCGCTTGGCCCCTTGCAGCGCCCACGCCATGATGGCCGGCAGTTCGTCACGGATGATCTGTTCCGCGAGGTTCACGTTGATGGTTTCGTCGGTGCCGAGGCGCGAGTTGCGGAAGTCCATCAATATCCAGCGGGCATAGAACGCCTCGCTGTGGTCCTTGGTGAACACATAGTGGTTCGCGTTGAAGATGTGCGCCGCGGTGTTGCGGAAGTTGAAGGGCCGATGCGTTGGATGCCGGCCGGTGAGCATGTCGCGGCCGGTCACGCTCTTGAAGTGCGACGCCGGGATGGCTTCGTCGTCAGGCAACTCGCCCACCACGTTGAGCCGCTTGCCTGCCATGTTCGCGAGGTAATACTCGCTGTCCCACTTGAAGGGCGACACTGCTGATCGAGCGTCGCTCGGCACGAGGTGCTCGATGATCTTGGCGATCGTGCTTTTGCCCGAGCGACCAGGCCCCTTCAGCAGCAGCACCTTCTCATGGCGGGCCATCGTGCCGAGTGCCACCGCGCCCATCACTTCCTGCAAGAGGTCGATCTGTTCGGTGTTGCCGTCGCCCCTGAAGGTGTCGGCCATGAACGCTCGGAAGATCGGCATGTCGCCCGTGATGGGCCGCACTGGCGAGAGCACGCGTTGCCGGTGATCTGCCGACAACTTGTCTCGAACGATCTCGTTCTCGTCGGTCACACGGTAGAAGCGCTTCTCGCAGGCCAGGCCGATGGGCGCGTCGTTGAAGAAGTCCTCTTCGTCTTCCGATGCGATGGCGTAGGCGTGCGTCGCGATGGCCACGTAGTCGCTGCGGCGGTTGCAGTTCTCCTTGCCGTCGAAGTGCTGCGCGACCTCGACCTCGTAGTCAGAGGTGAGTCGGCCGACCCACACGCCGCGGTCGGGCGCGTACTTCCACAACTTGCCCTCGACGCCGACAGCCGGCACGTCGCCCTGCGCCTTCAGTTCCTTCAGCAGCGCGAGTGCGTAGTTGGCATGCGTCGGCTTGTCGGCGGGCTCGCGAGCGACCTTGGCGGCTTTGCGCAGTGCGCCGAGGGCGATCTTCGTTTGGTCCTTGATCGCCTTGATGAGCCGCTCTTCACTGAGGGTCGAGAGGTCAGCTTCGACGATCTTGTTCAACAGTTTCGTCGCGCCGTCGCCGTCGTCCTCGACGAGGAACTCGATCTCATCCATCAGAGCGTCGAACGCACTCTGTTCTTCCTTGAGGGTGCGCTTGCGGGTCGCGTCCCATCCGGCACGCTTGGCCATGTCGAACAGCGTGCCGATGGTGACGGCGTTGGCTCTCGACTGTTTTTCGGCGCCGCGCCAGATGACATTGAAGGTCTTGCCGACGTGCTTGCTTGAGGACTCACTGAACTTGCGGGCCAGTGCTTCGCCGCAGGACCACTTGAGCCACTTGAGCGAGAAGAGGACGTTGCGATACTGGTCGTAGTCGAGGTCCGACGATTTCGCTTCGAGGTGTTCGAGCGCTGCCTTGACTCGCTCGACCTCTTCATCGGTTTCGGGCGGCGGCGCGTCTTCGGCCAGCTTGTCGGCAACGTCGCTTGTGGTGTTGGCCAGGTCGCCGGCACTGCCTGCGCCGATCTTCTCCCACCCGCTTTGCTCGACAACCCGCTCGAACTCGCGACAGATGGCTTGCGCGTCTTCGAGGGTCAGGGTCGGCAGATCAAGCGCCGGCACGCTGAGAGGGCTGTCACCGCTTGGCCAGGTGTAGGGCTTGCCGGTGTCGGGGTGGATGTGGAACGCGACGAACTGCTGCCCGAGCCCGAGCACCTCGATGCGGTGGGCCTTGGCGTCAGGTGCGTCGTCCGGCTTGCGGTAGCGCGCCGACATCACCTTGCGGAACGGGGCATCGGTTTGGAAGAGAAGCAGGCTCTTCGGGTGCTCGCCGATGCGCAGCGGCGCCTCGCTGCTGATGTGGTCCTTGATCCACTCGACCATGTAGGCCGCAATGACTTCGTCGCGCACGTCGATGTCGACGGCGGGGGTGTGCTTGGTGAGGATGCCGACGCCGGATCGACGGTGCCGCGTTGCGAGCAGGCCGGTCAGCCTTTCTCGGGTCACGCGGTTCGTTTGCCAATCGTCGATGCCAGGGGCCTTCGAGCCCGGCTGGATCGGAACGATCTCGTATCCGTTGTCTAGCAATGCAACACCGTGCAGCGCGAGGAACGCGCCATCGGGTGTTGGGGTACTCATTCCGTGGCGATTTCCAGCGGGTTGCGAAGGTACTCGTGGGGGGTGTGGTCGCGGCCGACAGCCTCTTCGATGGCGATGGCCATGCGAGGCGAGAACGAGCCGTCTTGAACGAAGGTGTGCAGGGTCGAGCGCTCGACGCCGATGAACTTGGCGAAGGCGGTGATGTTGCCGCTCGGCACGACTTGCAGTGCTGCGCGATACAGCAGGTAGTTGAGCCGCTTTGAAGCTTTGGCGGCTTTGGATTGTCGCGCGGGGTTGTCGACCCACGACGGGAACTTGATGCTCATACGCTTCGCTCCTTGCGTGTCTGAAGTGCGCGGGCAGTGTAAATCAAATTGTTGACAACGAGAACCATTTGTGGAAAATGCGAACCTTGATTTCAAACATCGGGAAGTTTCAAACATGGACATGCGACCTGGTTTTGTCGAGGCTGTTCGTAGCTTCATGGCCACTGCCGGCCAGTCCACCGACAGATTCAACGCCAGGCAGGCAACGCTTTACACCGGCCTGCAACTCGAAGAGATGGCTGAGAAGTTGAAGGTCATCGCCGGGGGAACCGTCACGCCGCATGCGCAGACCTGCCTTTTGCGCACCGTCGAGGCGTTGGAAAGCCTGTCCACCGAGTTCAAGCAAGGCTTCCACACAGGTGACGTGATGCGGGCAGACTATGCCGGACTTCTCGACGCCGACATTGATCTCGCGTGGGTCTCGATCGGTGCCGCATTGTCCACCAGCACGAACACGCCGGCTGCCGTCGCCGAGGTCTCGCGCTCCAACCACGACAAGTTTCCGAACGGTGTTGTCGTCAGAGACGAGAATGGCAAGATCGCGAAGCCGGTGTCATGGTTGCCGCCGAACCTGAAGCTCTTCGTCGACCCGCCGAAGTTCTGAACGCGCGCTTCAATGCGCCCGTACAATCCACCGTTTGTGGAAAACTGACCAATCCGCGAACGCCTTTTCCGGTCAACTTCTAGGAGTTCTATCCATGTCTTTCGACGCGAAGATCGACGCACTGATCGCTGCCATCAATGCCAACACCGAAGCCCTGAAGGGTGCCGGTGGCGCCAAGTCTGCCGCCGCACCGGCCCCTGCCGCCAAGGCCAAGACCGAAGCCGCTGCGGCGCCGGCTGCCGTCAAGCCGAAGCACACCCGTGCCGAAATGCAGGCCGCCCTGAACGAGGTCAAAGAGAAGTTCTCGCCGGCCGACGCCAAGGGCATCATCAAGGACAGCGGCAAGGTCGACAAGATGTCCGACATCCCCGACGCGGCGATCGACGCCGTCTACGACGCCTGCAAGGCCAAGATGGGGGAAGGCGAGGGTGGCGGGGATTCGGGCGACGGGCTCTGACCACCCTGTTCTACGGCAACGAGCCCCTGTGACCGAGCATCGGGTCGACCTGAGCCAACTCGCATCCGTGCGGGACGGCTCGGGCCATTCGATCTTCGGCGCCAGCGGCTCGCCGATGTTTCTCAACTGCGTCGGTGCGTTGGTGCCGAACCTTGGCGTCGTCGACAAAGGCAACGTCGATTCAGCGTATGGGTCCATCGCCCACGGCTGTACCGAGTTGCAGTTGAAGTCGGGCGTGGCACCACACCATCTTGTCGGAACGACGCAGTCGAAAGACGGCTTCGACATCGAGATCGACGAAGAGATGCTTGACTTTGTTCAGTTGGCCGTCGACCGCTGCGAGTTCGAGCCTGGCGATCACCTTGTCGAAGAACACGTTGACTACTCGTGTCTCACACCGATACCGAATCAGGGCGGCACGCTCGATTTTGCCGCCATGCGCTATCAAGAGGCGGTTGTTCACGATCACAAGTTCGGCAAGGCCGAGATCGTCTTTGCCGAGTGGAATTTTCAGTTGATGCTCTACGCCTTCGGTCTGTACCTTCGATGGGACTGGCTCTACGACTTTCAGCGGTTCATTTTGCGCATCGCGCAGCCTCGCATCGACCATTATGACGAGTGGGTGTGCACGCGCGAGCAGTTGCTCAAGTTCGCTGAGTGGGCCAAGGCTCGCATGCATGAGGCATGGGCCATTGACGCGCCGCGGACTGCTGGCGAGAAGCAATGCAAGTATTGCCGCGTGCGGAACAACTGCGTGGCCAACGCGAAGTTTCAGGCCGAGTTGACCGAGGGTGTTTTTGGCGACGTGGCGTTGCCTGCGACGGCGCAAGACATGGTCGAGTTTAAGGAGCGGCTCGACGACCAGTCGTTCAGGCTTCATGCGCTCGATGCTGGCACGCTGACGCTCTCGCATATCGCGACGCTGTTCAAGCATCGCAAGACGGCAGAGAAGTTCTGGCATGGCCTCGGCGCCGAGTTGTTCCGTCGAGCACAGGACGGTGCTGATTTGGCGTCCGTTGGATATAAGTTGGTAGAGGCCCGCGCGAAGCGAGCCTTCAAGGACAAGGGCGCAGCCGAGGCGAAACTGATCGCGTTGGGCGTCCCGTTTGACGAGGTCATCGAAGAGTCGCTCGTGTCTCCTGCGCAGGCTGAGAAGCTTGTGCGCAAGGCCGGGCATCGACAACGAGACCTTCCGAGTTTGCTGGGCGACCTGATCTACAAGCCGCCTGGCAAAACGACGCTTGCTGCGCTCGCCGACAGGCGACCGGCAATCGCCGACCTGTCTGCCCTCGTCTTCGAGGACATGACCGACAACCCTGAAACCGATGAAGAAGGACTTTGAAAATGAGCAAGTTGGAAGAGATCAAGCGAGTCAAGAACGGTGTGCTCTACAAGGACGCCAAGGGTGTGAAGTTCGTGCGCGTCGACAACGTGCGCCTCTCGTTTCCGTTCGTCGGCACGCCCGGCGAAGACGAAGACGACGACGGCAACACCAAGAAGGCGTGGCGCGCCACTGGCATGCTGCCGAAGACGACACACGTCGAGGTGAAGGACATGATCAAGGCGGTCTTCGCCGAGTTGATGACCACCAACGATGTGAAGGTGCCCTCTGCCAATTGGGCACTCAGCGACGGCGACGGCGACAAGCACGAAGAGCATCCCGAGATGCACGGGCACTGGTTGCTGTCGGCCAAGGAAGGGCAGCGCAAGCCGCCGTGCCGCGATCAGAAGGGCGAACTGATCGAGGACATCACCAAGATCGACGACAAGTTCTACGGTGGCTGTTGGGCGAACATCCTCGTCCGTCCCTGGTACTTCGACGGTCGCACGAAGAACTCGAAGAAGACCTATCCGAAGCGACTGCTGTGTGGCCTGTCCGGCGTGCAGTTCGTGCGCGACGACACGCCGTTCGGTCAGGGCCGGGTCGACGAGAGCGATGCGTGGGACGAGGTTGCCGGCGACGGCGGCGACGGCATGGGTGGCGGTGACGACGACGGGCTCTGACACGCCCGCGGCGTCCACAACTGGTTTTCTCAACAACTGCTGAAGGAGCAGAAACATGGCAACGATGAAGAAAGTGGTCAAGAAGGCAAAGCCCGCGCTGAAGCTCGGGCGCCGCGTGCAGTTCACTCGCCGCAACGGCGAGACGGCAACCGGCAGCATCGTCGGCACCGACGACACATCCAAAGGTCGGTGGGTGGCGGTGAACACCGCGAAGAAGGGGAAGAACCCCGAGGTCACGAAGGTTCGGCAGTCGATGCTGATGTTCCTGTGACCGCGTGCCTGCCCTTCGGGGCGGGCATTTTGATGGGGGTGCTCTGACCCCGCTAGGCCCGAGGGATCGGCTGCATAAATTTCGGGCAGTGAGCAAAGCCACCATAGGGCGCCTCCTTCAAAATGAGCGATTTCAAGTACACAGCACCTCGGCCCGTCGCGACTTTGGATTCCGAGTGCTACCAGAACTATTGGTCGATAGGTTTCCGCTCCGTTGCGGATGGTCGCGTGCGCGTCTTTGAGAAGTACGACGGACAGCCGCTTGACCGTCTCGCCATCGCTCGCATCTTGCGCAGTTGGCGCGTCATCTCCTTCAACGGGATGAACTACGACATGCCGATGATCGCGTTGGCGATGAACGGCGCCGACAACGCTACGCTCAAGCGGGCGAGCGATGACATCATCTTGAGCGACCTTCGTGCGTGGGACTTCTACGAGCGCTATCAGGTCACGCTTCCTGACTTCATCGACCACATCGACACGATGGAAGTGTCGCCAGGCTCGCCGACGAAGCCGAGCTTGAAAATTTACGCCGGCCGGTTGCACTCGAAGCGGATGCAGGACTTGCCGTTCGAGCCCGACCAGTGGATCACGCCTGACGACCGCGAGGTGCTGTGCGAGTATCTCGGCAACGACTTGACCGTCACGCAAGACCTCTACCTCGAACTCAAGTCGCAGATCGACTTGCGGTCGGAGATGAGCGAGCAATACGGTGTCGACGTTCGCTCGAAGTCAGATGCGCAAGTCGCAGAGGCGGTGCTGAAGACCGAGTTGCAGCGGATCACCGGCCGGAAAATCTACCGGCCCGAGATCAAGCCCGGCACCTTCAACTACAAGCCTGCGTCGTGGGTCCGCTTCATCACGCCCGAGATGCGTGAGATGCTCAACAAGATCAAGAACGCGCCATTCGTTGTCGACCACGCTGGCACCGTGTGCATGCCGCAGTTGCTTGAAGACGCGAAGATGCTGATAGGGAAGGGCGCCTATCGAATGGGTATCGGTGGTCTGCACTCGTCCGAGTCGAAGGCGACGCACGTCAGCGACGACGGGTTCGTCTTGCTCGACCGCGACGTGACGAGTTACTACCCCTCAATCATCCTGAACGGTGGCCTCTATCCGAAGCACCTCGGACAGCAGTTCTTGGATGTTTACCGCAGCATCTTTCAACGCCGATTGGCAGCGAAGAAGGCCGGCAACAAGAGTGTTGCCGAGACGCTGAAGATCGTCTTGAACGGCAGTTTCGGCAAGCTCGGCTCGCCCTGGTCGGTCTTGTACTCACCTGACCTGATGATTCAGACCACGCTGACGGGCCAACTGGCCGTGCTCATGCTGATCGAGGCTGTCGAAGCCAACGGCATCGAGGTCGTGTCAGCAAACACCGATGGCTTCGTCAGCAAGGTGCCTCGCGCACGACGTGACTTCTTCAACGCACTCGTCTTTGATTGGGAGTGCGACACCGGCTTCGGCACTGAGGAAACCGAGTATCGAGCCCTGCATTCGCGCGACGTGAACAATTACATCGCCATCGGGCAGGGCGGCAAGGTGAAACTCAAGGGTGCATATGCTCCTGGCGGACCTGGTCAGCCAGGTGCAGCGGGAATGAAGAAGAACCCTGACTGCGAGATCAGCACCGATGCAGTAGTGGCCTACCTGAAGGATGGCACACCACTCGAAGAGACGATTCACGCCAGCACCGACATCACCAAGTTCGTGACGATTCGCCGCGTGAAGGGCGGCGCAGAGAAGGACGGGGCCTACCTCGGCAAGGCGATTCGTTGGTACTACGCTGAAGGCGAGACGGGCACGATCACCTACCGGACCAACGGGAATACCGTCCCCTCGACCGAAGGCGCTCGGCCATGCATGCAGTTGCCGGATGAGTTCCCGACAGACATCAACTATGCGTGGTACGTCCGCGAGGCGAACGCAATCCTTCAGGATGTCGGCGCTCGTTCGGTTGATCCTGCGCTCGTCGGGCGCAATGGTGTCATGGTGGCTCGCCTGCCTGACCAGAAGACCTATCACATCGTCACGCTGCCGTTCGGCGCTGCGCATTGTGGCCGGCAGCCGGCGTCGATCCGTGAGAAGTGGGTCGAGGTTGACGATGTGCCGATGGGTCAGCGGCTTTGCGCGCAGTGCCGCACTGCCGACACGCTATGAGCAAGCCGTTCTTCGTCAAGCCGGTGCGAGAAGCTTCGGTCGAAGCTGAAGGCTGCGCCTACGCTCGCGAGCGGGGTTGGATCGAGTTCAAGATTACGTCACCGTCGAAGCGAGGCTTCCCTGACCGCTTCTATGCACGATGGGGAACGATCCTCTTGGTCGAGTGGAAGAAGCCCGGTGAGGGTCCAACCCCACAACAGGCGAAACGTCATCGTGAGTTGCGCGCTGCCGGTGTGCTTGTTTGCGTTATAGATAACATGGACTTGGCGCGTGCAGTCTTTTTTTGACGACGGCGAAGCGGCGGTGTGCTGTTACGCCAGTGCATGAGTAAAGCCACTGTTCGAGTTGAGGCGGAGACGACGGTATGACGACAGGCCCGACAGAAGGAAAATGTGCCAACCCTGCTGGCGGGCCTGTGCAGTCGCCTATGTTGGCGCCCGCTACCCGAAGGACTGGCCCGCGCTGAAGCCACAACATCGAAAGCGCGTTCGGCGACGAACTGGCCCTTGATGGGTTAGGCGTCTGCCCCGATAGACTGTCACCGACAAGGATTGAAATGCGGATCAACGTTTACAGCCAAGAACTCACCGACGAAGTGATCTTGATCGAGAAGGCCAGCAATACTGGCGTGACCTACCACGCGGCGCAGTTGGTGTTGCACTCGTCTCCGAGGTTGCACCACCCGCCCGAAGACGATGATCGCAGCGCTGTGACGTTCTGGCTGCCCAAGTCACACGCGCGCCGCGAGGTGATGGCGCTGGCCTTCGAGCGCATTGCACAGATGTTCCGCAACGCTCCGGCCGCAACCGGCTTGGACTGAACCCTGACGCCTAACGTTTGACATGAGAGGCAGACGCCGGTACTCCGGGGGCTGTCCTCTCGATGGAAGGGTTAGGCGTCTTGCGCTCCTTATGTTTATGTCATACACTAACCATAACAGAAGGAGCACAACGTGCCGAAGATGACCGCTAGTGAGCAGAAGGTATTCGATGCACTTATTGACCTGCACGCGGACAAGACGAGCGAGCTTTACAAGCCGGACGGCTCGCAGCGCACGGGTGCAAACGTGCGAATCTACTTCTGGCATGGCTACAACGGCGAGGCGTGCCCGCGCTCGGCTGGTGGTCTTGGCAAGGCTGCTTGGCACGCCGGCAAGGAATGCAGGCGTCGTGCTGGCGGGCGCCCTGCAATGGCTGACGAAGACAAGCCGAAGGTGCACAGCGTGCGCTTGAACGATGCGCGCTGGGCGAAGTTTCAGACCCTCGGCCGTGGATGGCTTGAGGCCGCGATTGATGACGCCTAACGTCGGCGATGAGCGGCCCGCCCGCTCAAGCTGACACGCAGCGCGGCCTGCCTCGGCGGGTCCGCTCGATCAATCAGTTCGGCCTCTGGTGCCGGAGCGAAAGGACAGTGATGACGCAAGAAGCATTGACCGCCGCTGCATTGAAGCGCGGCGGCCGGTACAACTGGAAGAACCAGCCCGACCGGCGGGTCTACCTGCGCAAGTTCAACGGCTGGCACCAGTTCAAGAAGATCGGCGACACGCGCGAGGTGTGGTGTGAAGTGCTTGATGCGGACCTTCACATGCTGGAGGAGACGAAGCCGGATTACGGCGGCATGAACAGCGGCGACCTGATCGCGGCGATGCCGCGTGACGGCGCCGGCTCGTGAGGCCGAACGTGCTGGTAACCGGGGACCAACGGCCGTGAAGAACGACGACGAAGCCGCGGTGCCTGCTGCCGTTGGTACTCCGGTTGACTTGCAAACTCTGATGAGGCGCGACTTCTTCAATGAACGCATCCGTGCGAAGTTGAGTCATGTCGTTCGTACTCGACGCGACATGCACCTCTACCAAGAAGAGGCGTATGAGTTTCTTCGAGGCAACCCCTTTTCGGCCCTGTTCATCGACATGGGCCTCGGCAAGACAGTCACCTCGCTGACGCTTGTCGTAGAGCTTCTCAGTGAGTTTGTCGACGATCCCATACTGATCATCGGGCCGCTTCGTGTGGCCACTGAGACGTGGCCGACCGAGATCAGTCTGTGGGAGCACACCGCGCCGTTCAACTGCGAGGTCATCCATGTCTCTGACAACCACCCTCGGGTCAAAGCCGCTCGCGACGCTGCACGTCGGTCGGCCAGGGACGATGGGTGTGATGCTGCGGAAGCTTCTCGCATTGCCGGCAGGGCGGCAACGATAGAGCGTGACAGCATTCGATGCGGTCTTGCGAGAAGCAAGCGATCCATCCACATTATCAGTCGCGATTGGGTCGAGTGGCTCGTGAACTTCTACGGTCCACGCTGGCCCTACCGATGCGTGATCATTGACGAGTCGAGTGGTTTTAAGGACCACACGAGCACTCGTTTCAAGTCGCTGGCGAAGATCAGGCGCACACCCGGCTTGATCACACGTTTGCACGAGTTGACGGCGACGCCTGCCGCCGAGACCTACGAGCATCTCTTTGCGCAGTTGTACTTGATGGACCTCGGCAAGAGGCTCGGCAAGGACATCACTACCTATCGGCGTCGGTACTTTACTCAAAGTCCGTACACCCGCAAGTATGAACTTCGTCCTGGCGCCGAGGAAGAAATCCTCGCGAAGATCAGTGACATCTGTCTCGTGATGAAAGTTGAGGACTACCTTGACATCGAGAAGCCGGTGATCGTCCCTCGGCCCGTGTGCCTGGCCGACGATCAGATGGCGTTGTATGAGCGGATGAGCAAGGACTTTTTGATTCAACTACCTGACGGCACGGAGATCGAGGCTGAGACTGCCGCTGCGCTCTCGCAGAAACTTTTGCAGATGGCGTCGGGTGTCATTTACGACACGAGGTATGAAGACGACCTCGACGGCGGTTTCGTCAAGGTGCAGACCGTTCACAAGTTGCACGACCACAAGATCGAGGCGTTGGCTGAGATCGTCGAGGAATCGCAGGGTGCACCTCTCGTCGTTACCTATCACCACAAGTCGTCGCTTGAGCGGCTGAAGAAAGCCTATCCGAAGGCGACCGTGATGGATCGCGAGGGAAAGTGCGTCAAGGCTTGGAATGCGGGCAAGATTCCGATGCTGTTGATACATCCACAGTCAGGTGGACACGGCTTGAATCTTCAGTTCGGCGGGCACCATCTTGTGTTCTTCGACCTGATCTGGTCGCTTGAACTTTACTTGCAACTGATCGGTCGCCTCGCTCGACAGGGGCAGAAGTATGTCGTCGTGGTTCAACTGCTGATCGCCACCGGGACGCTCGACGAGTTCGTCTTCGAGATGTTGAACGAGAAGGAAGACGGCCAAGACCGCTTCTTTGCCATGCTCAAGCGGCTGATCAAGCTCCGTCGCAAGGAGAGCATCCCAAACATGAGGGATACGTTCAGTCCACAGAAAGTGGATAGCACCGCCTATACTTCCTAGCATTGATACATCGCTAGGGGTTACCTCATGGCATCCACACCTGAATTTCGTCTCGCCTTCGTTGCGCGGTTGAAACAAGCTTGCGACGAGTCGTCCATCATCCCGCCGCCGCACCAGGGGCGACAAGCCGTGATCGCCACTCCCATGGGCATCGCGCCCGAAGCTGTGAGCAAGTGGTTCAAAGGCGTGGCGATGCCGAACCGCGAACGCATGGTGGAGTTGGCCGAGTTGCTTGATGTCGACGAGTCCTGGCTCGACCGTGGCGTGAAGCCTGAGATGGACCGGACGCAACGTCGTGCCCATGCCCGCGAGGCAAGCGGTGCTGCCGACCTCGTGCGGGGTATGGCAAAGCTGTCGGGCGCAGCGGTTGCCGAGCCGACGAAGACCGACCCTCGGGCAGGCTACGTCGATTTTTACTGCACTCTCAATGGTCGGATGTTCGCCATCCACGTCTCGCTCGGTCGCGAGACGGCACAAGGAGAGTACGAGTTTCTCGTGCCAAACGAGTACGCGGACACACGGACTATCGGGGTCGTTCTTTATCAGCGTGAGTACGTTTTCATCGACATGCCGGCCGACTTGATCAACGAGGTCAAGGTCCGCAAGGCTGGTGAGTTCCTGATCTCCGTCACGCGCGCCGAGGGTGGCAAGTACGTCAGTGACTCGGTGCAGTGGCCCCGCGTCCGTTCGCTCGCAGAACTGCGCTGACTTCGCCGCGGTTCGGGCCCGCGAATCCGGCATCCGGTTATATTCAATGCACACATTGAAGCCGCATGCCGAATCTCATCCTCACTGAACTTGAGACGCACACCGACCTCGGACCCACGTTCGCCGCTCGGTTGCTTGGTGTCGCCTATCCGACTTACGCACAGTACCGCAGTGGTCGGCGCGAGCTTCCTCAGTACCACTCGAATCACATTCAGGCGCTGTTGCTGCTGTCGCCGGTAGCCCTTCGCCAACTCATCAAGGAGCACCTACGTGAGTCGACTTAACGCCGCTGCAACGCTCGACGCCAACAGCAAGGCCATGCTCTATGAAGGAGCGAACCTGTCGCAACTCGCGGTGATCTTCCGCATCGCTCACCCTGTCTTGGTCGAGAAGATTCAAGGCGTGCCACCCGCGGGCGAGCGAAGCGGTGTGGCCATCTATCACATCCGCGACGTTGCGCAGCGCCTCGCGCGTCCCGAGGCTCACGAGATCACCGCGGCGGTGATGCGCATGCATCCTTCCGAGCTTCCGAAGATGCTTACCAAAGAGTATTGGGCAGGCCAACGCTCGCGCCAGGACTACGAACTGAAGGCCGGTGAGTTGTGGCCGACAGCGAAGGTCGTGAGTGAGGTCGGCGAGTTGCTCAAGCTCGTGAAGATGTCGGCGCAGTTGACCGGCGACGCCGTCGAGCGTCAGGTCGAGTTGAGTGACCGGCAGCGCGCCATCATCAAGGGTCTAATGGACGGTATGTTGCAAGACCTTCACAAGAGCGTTGTCGAGAAGTTCTCGAAGAAGGAAGTGATCGACGATGAGCCGCTATAAGACAGTCGGCGACATCTTCGTCGGCCTGGCCGACTTGCTGCGCCCACCCGAACGACTGACCGTCTCGCAGGCTGCCGAGAAGTATCGCTATGTCAATCAACCCGGCGCTTACGTCGGGCCTTGGTTGAACTGGACGACTCCGTACATGGTCCTTCCGATGGATACCTTCACGTCCTATCGGTACACCGGCATGATCTTCGTTGGCCCGGCGCAGAGCGCCAAGACGGACGGCTTGATCATCAACACCGCCTCGTACTCGATCAAGGTCGACCCGATGGACATGATGATCGTGTGTCCGACGATGCTGGCGGCGCGTGATTTCTCGATTCGTCGCCTTGACCGACTTCACCGGCACAGCGAAGCCATCGGCGACATGCTGTTGCCAGGCTCGGACAACGACAACACGTTCGACAAGAGCTACATCAACGGGATGCTGTTGTCGCTGTCGTGGCCGACGCCAACCGAGTTGGCAGGCAAGCCGATCGGTCGCATCGTGCTCACCGACCGTGATCGCATGGTCGACGACGTGGACGGTGACGGCGAGCCGTTCGACCTTGCCTCGAAGCGAACGACGACGTTCGGCTCGCACGCAATGACTGTGGCCGAGTCGTCACCAAGCCGTCCCGTCGAGAACCTGAAGTGGATACCTTCGAGCCGCCATGAGGCGCCGCCAGCGGCCGGTATCCTTGCGCTCTATAACCGCGGCGACCGTCGCCGTTGGTATTGGGCCTGCCCTCATTGCTCGAAGTATTTCGAGGGCAACTTCACGATGCTGACCTACCAAGATTGGCCGGGCGCCTCGAACCTTGAACGCGCAGAGACCGTGCGCATGGTCTGTCCTTCGTGCTCCAAGGACATTCATCCTGACGAACGCGACGAGATGCAGCAGTGGGGCATCTGGCTCAAGGACGGCCAGGGGATCGACGAGAAGGGCAGGGTGTTCGGTCCCGAGCCCCGCACGTTGATCGCCTCGTTCTGGCTCAACGGTGTTGCCGCCGCGTTTGTCAGTTGGAAGAAGCTCGTGGCGCTCTATCTCGATGCGCATGACGACTTCACGCGCACGGGCTCTGAAGAGGCACTCAAGAAGTTCTACAACAACGACCTTGGCGAGCCCTACTACCCGAAGAGCACAGTCGACATGCGGTTGCCCGAGGTGCTTAAGGCGCGTGCCGAGAAGCTGCCCGAACGCATGGTGCCTGATGGGGTTCGGTTCCTTCTCGGGCTTGCCGACGTGCAGAAGAATATGTTCGTTTGCCAGGTCTTCGGCATTCTTCCTGGCGAGCCGTTCGACATCGTTCTCGTTGATCGTTTCGAGATCAGGAAGTCGCAACGAACCGACGACGACGGTGAGCGTCTTTGGGTCAAGCCGAGCGCGTACCTCGAAGATTGGGACGAACTGATTGAGCACTTTATCGAGCGGGAATATCCGCTTGCGGACGGCAGCGGACGCATGATGTCGCTGCGGTTTTGTGGCTGCGATTCGGGCGGCAAGGAAGGCGTCACGACGATGGCCTACAACTTCTATCGTCGGCTGCGCGAGCAGAACAAGCACCGTCGCTACGTGCCCATCAAGGGGGACCATGTACCGAACCAACCGCGTGCCCGTATCAGTTACCCCGACAGTAGTCGCAAGGACTCGAAGGCCGGCGCGCGTGGCGACATTCCTGTGCTGTTGCTCAACTCGAACGTCGTCAAAGACGACCTCAACAACCGTCTCGATTGCTTGGTGCCTGGCGCGGGGATGTTTCGCTTCCCCGACTGGTTGAGCGACTCGTTCTTCGCAGAACTGTGCGCGGAAATCCGAGGTCCGAAAGGATGGGAAGACCCGACCGGCCACCGTCGAAATGAAGCGTGGGACTTGGCCTACTACTGCATCGGCTTGTGCGTGTCGGAACTGCTGCGCGTCGAGCACATCGACTGGAAGAACGCGCCAGGATGGGCGAAGCCGTGGGATGAAAACGACCTCGTTCGGATGCCCGAGGCAGAGCCCCGGTTTGCGCGAACGGCCGAATCTAGATATGATTTCGCCCAATTTGGCAAGAGCCTTGCCTAGAAAGTCCACACGATGTTGACGGCTGCACAGTTGGTTGACCTGAAGAAACAGATCGCCGACGCCCGTGCGGCTTACCACTCGTTGCAGACCGGCCGACAGCCGCGCGTGGTGGTGGATCAGAACGGTGAGCGTGTCGAGTTCGCCCCTGCGAACCTCGCTCGCCTCTACACCTACATCATGCAACTCGAAGCGCAGTTGCCGTGCTCTGTGCCGGCATCTGGCGTCCCGAGTAACGGCCCGGCCGGCTTCATCTTCTGACATGGCTCGCGCCCCTCGCAAGACTCTCACGCCGGTTCAACCGATCGGCCAAAGCGCCATCGGCGGCGGGCTCGAAGGTGCCGAGCGCACCTCGCGCGAAACTGTGTCGTGGCAACCGGCGATCATCTCGCCGGACCAGCAGATCAATCCGCTCAAGGAGATGGCCGACGCGCGGGCACGCGACTCGGTGCAGAACGACGGCTATGCGATGGGCGCGGTCTACACGCACCGCGACTCGATCGTTGGCTCGCAGTACCGGCTTAACGCGCAACCCGACTTCGAGGCGCTCGGCGCGACGCAGGAGTGGGCCGAAGAGTTTCAGCGCGTTGTCGAATCGCGCTTCAACCTGATTGCCGACAGTCCTGAGTGCTGGCTTGACGCCAGCAGGATGAACACGCTGACGGGGCTCATCCGTCTCAGCGTCGGCGGTTTCTTGATGACCGGCGAGGTGCTCGGCACGGCCGAGTGGCTGCGCGCCGCCAATCGGCCGTGCAGCACTGCCATCCAGATGATTTCGCCGAGCCGCCTGTCGAACCCTGACGGCAAGGCCGACGACCGCTACTTGCGGCGCGGCGTCGTGCGTGACTTCTTCGGTGCTCCGCAAGGCCATTGGATTCGTAGTTCACATCCTGGCGACTTCACGTTCTTCGACGACTCGGCCTACGTGTGGCGTTTCGTTCCGGCGATGAAGCCGTGGGGCCGGCGCCAGGTGCTGCACATCGTCGAGCAGTTGCAGCCCGATCAAACGCGCGGCGTGGCCGACATGGTGTCTGTGCTCAAGCAGATGCGCATGACGAAGAAGTTCCAAGACGTGACTCTGCAAAACGCCGTCGTGAACGCGAGCTATGCAGCGGCCATCGAGTCGGAACTGCCGCGTGAGGTCGTGTTCGGCTCAATGGGCGTTGGCCAAGCCGGCTTCGGCGACATGCTCGGTCAGTACCTGACGCAGTTGCAAGCCTACTCGGGCAACAGCGACAACATTGCGATCGACGGCGTGAAGATGCCGCATCTGTTTCCCGGCACGAAGCTTTCGCTGAAGCCGATGGGAACGCCTGGCGGTGTCGGCACCGAGTTCGAGGAAAGCCTCTTGCGGCACGTTGCCGCGGCTCTCGGTCTGAGTTACGAGCAGTTCTCGCGTGACTACAGCAAGACGAACTACTCATCGGCCCGTGCGTCAATGAGCGAGACTTGGAAGTTCATGCAGTCGCGCAAGAAAGTCGTTGCCGACCGCATGGCAACGATGATCTATACGCTGTGGCTCGAAGAAGACCTCAACGCTGGCAACCTGCCGTTGCCCAAAGGCATGGGGTCGGAAATCTTCTATGACCCCGTGAAGCGTGAAGCTCTCACCAACTGCGATTGGATCGGCGCGTCGCGCGGCCAGATCGACGAGTTGAAAGAGACGCAAGCTGCGGTGATGCGCATCAACTCGGGTCTCTCGACCTACGAGAAGGAATGCGCCCGACTCGGCGAAGACTTCCGCCGCATCTTCAAGCAGGCCGCTCGTGAGAAACGGATGATGGCCGAACTCGACCTGACGTTCGGTACCGATGCGACCAAGCCTGGTCACAACGATGCGCAGCAGACCATGGACGAGTCCGACAAGCGGCCCGCGAAGGAAGCCGCGTGAGCACGCTCGGTACAATGTGTGGATTCATCCACCGAAAGGAACGCTGTGAGCGATGACGTTGCCCGCGCCGCACTGTCGCGCATGAACCTGCGCGAGATCGCCGTCGCGCCGCACTACACCGGCATCGGGCCTGACCTCAAGTTGCTGGCCAGCACCGATGTCGAGGACGGCAAGAACGCCTTCATGGCGCGTCGTGCCGAACTGTGCGCAGCCTACGGTCTCGACGGCTCGGTGCAGAGCAAGCCGTTCGCGTTTGCGGGCGGCGTTGCCATCATCCCGATCACCGGCCTACTGATCAACCGCTTCGGCCAGTCCTACGGTTTCATCACAGGCTACAACTTCTTGCGTTCTCAGGTGGCGCTCGCTGGCCAAGATGCGGACGTGAAGGCCATCGTCTACGACGTGAACAGTTTCGGCGGTGAGGCTGCCGGGTGTTTCGAGTGCTCGGCCGACATGAAGCGCCTGGCCAATGGCAAACCGACGATGGCAGTCGTGGACTCGAACTGCTACAGCGCTGCATTCGCGACCGCGAGTTCTGCCGACAAGATCGTCTCGACGCCGAGTGGCGGCATCGGCTCTGTCGGTGTCGTGGCGATGCATGTCGACATGAGCAAGATGCTCGCCGAGTGGGGTATCGACATCACCTTCATCTTTGCCGGCGATCACAAGGTCGACGGCAACCCCTACGAGGCATTGTCGGCCGAGGTGAAGGCCGACATCCAAGCCAGCATCGACAAGAGCATGAACGCCTTCGTTTCGCTCATTGCCACCAATCGCGGGATGACCGAGAAAGCCGTGCGTGACACGCAAGCTCGTTCGTACCGGGCCGAGGACGCACTTGCTCTCGGCTTCATCGACGCCATTGCATCGCCTTCCGAGGCGGTGCATGCGTTCCTCGGCGAGCTATCCGGCTCGACACTTCACTCTCAACAGGAGGTCAACATGACCGATGCAACAAAGCCGGGCGCCGAAACGAAGGCCGAACCCGCAAACACCGAAGCGGCTGCGGCCGAAGCTCGCACCACGGAACGCGCCCGCATCTCGGGCATCCAGGGCTGCGAAGAAGCCAAAGGCCGCGAGTCGCTCGCGAACCATCTGGCCTTGAACACCGACATGAGCGTGGACGCCGCCAAGGCCGTTCTCGCCGCGTCGCCGAAGACCGAGCCCGTCAAGACCGAAACTGCGAATCCCTTCAAGGCTGCGATGGACGGCAGCAAGCACCCCAACGTCGGCGCCGAGACCGGCAGCGGCGGCAATGGTGGCGACGGCGCCGAAGCCCCGCATCTGGCCATCCTGCGTGCGCAAGAGCAGGCCACGGGCGTCAAGTTGCTGACGGCTGCCTGAACGACCACCAACCAACTTCCAACTTTTCAAGGAGTCAGAAATGGCTGTCAATGATCTCGCAAGCTGGGCCGAGTATGGTCCCTACACCCCCGAGCAACTGTTCGCAGGCGATGCGAAGGTGGTCAGCAACAACGCGCCCTCGTTGGTCGCTTCGCTGGCCAAGTACGAACTCGCTGCGCTGACGGCGACCGGCGTCACGACCTTCGTCACCGGCACGCACACCATCGCCGATGCCGTCGTCGTGGCGCAGCCCATCACTGCCATTGGCCAACAGGTGCCGTACTTTGCGGCCGGCTTCTTCAACCACGCCGCGATCACCTGGCCTGCCGCTCTGTCGACCCTGGCCCTGCGCAAGGACTTCTGCGGCAACTCGCCGATTCAAGTCGGCGCCATCACTCCCTGATCGGCCGGCAACGGCACCACCCACAACCCGCCGACTGAAAGGAAATTCATCATGGCAGGCGCAATCTACGACAACACGACCTTGCTTCAGGTCATGCGTTTTCAGAAGCAACTCACGCCGTTCTGGCTCGGGTTCTTCGGTTCGCAAATCAACTTCGAGACCGAGGACATCCTGTTCGACCGCGTGAACACCGACTACCGCAAGCTCGCGCCCTTCGTGGTGCCGAACGTGCAAGGCCAGGTGCACGGCATGACGGGTTACGACAGCATCTCGTTCAAGCCGGCCTACGTCAAACCGAAGTACGTGGTCGACCCGAACATGGTCATCCCCCGTCAGCCTGGCGAAGCGCTCGGCAGCGGCAGCCTGTCCTACGACCAACGTCGTGACGCCGTCATTGCCGAACTGACCAAGCAGATGCGGTCGATGCTCACGAACCGCAACGAGTGGCTCGCGGCCCGCGCGCTGATCGACGCGCAAGTGACCATCTCGGGCGACAACTACCCGGCCCGCACGGTCGACTTCCGCCGTCACGCCAGCTTGAGCTACACGCTCTTGACCGGCGCCCGGTGGAGTCAGTCCACGGCAACCCCGCTGGCCGACTTGCAGAACGCCCGCATCAATGCGAACAACCGCAGCGGCGCGCGCATCAAGAAGATCGTGTTCGGCGGCACGGCATGGGACTACTTTGCCAAGCATCCGAACGTCGACCTGAAGGCGCTGCAAGACCGCAACTTCGGCGGCATCAATGCCGACGTGCAGCGCATCTACGACGGCTACGAGGGCCAGGAGTACATGGGCCGCATCTCGGGCTCGATGGGCGGCGGCACGCTCGAACTGTGGGTCGACACCAGCAAGTACGTCGACCAGGCCGGTGCGGAACAGTTCTTCCTCGATCAGAAGACGGTGGTCGGCATCTCCGAGATGGTCGAAGGCGTGCGGTGCTTCGGCGCCATCAAGGACTTCGACGCGCGCCTGCAACCGCTCGAAGTGTTCATGAAGAACTGGCGCAACGAAGACCCGAGCGTCGAGTACCTGTTGGGCCAGTCGGCCCCGTTGATGGTGCCGAAGCGCCCGAACGCCACCTTCAAGATTCTGACCTCGGACTGATCCACGCAGGCGGACTCGCAACGGTGAAGCACCTCTCGGGGTGCTTCTCTTCAACCTCTTTCAGGAGATATACATGCCCAAAGCCAAAGCCATCGACACGATCACGCTGCATCGCGACGGCAAGAACATCGAGGTGCCTTCCGGCGCCGTTTTCGACTTCACGAAGGCGGAAATGGAAAGCATCAAGTCGGTCAACCCTGGCGCCATCACGAGCAAGGTGGAAGTCGATCTCGCGGTCGACGACGTGAAGACCGTCAAGGGCGGCGACAAGGGTCCGTCGACCACGACCGAAGCCGACAAGGATGCCTCGGCGCTGTAAGCGTCAGGCCCCCGCGAAGTCGAACAGCGAGCCCTCGATATGGCCACGCCCATGTTCGACTTCGCCCAAACAAAACTGGACGCGCGCCGCGTCGTCCAATCCATCTTCGGTGTCGAAGCGTGGTACAGCGACTCTGTCGACTCGCAGCCGCGCGAACTGCGCGCTCGTTGCCACAATCGAAAGACTCTCGTCGGCGAACTCAACACTGACGGCTATGCCGAGGTCGTTGACTCCGTCGACCGCATCGTCTTCGTTCCTGGCGACACGCCTGGCCTGGTGCTGCGGATGAATGGGCAAGTGAGGTTTCCGAGCCGCAATGACGAGACGTTTGTCTTGCGCGTGCGCGAGCGTTCCGATGGGCCGCTCGAAGAAGTGTGGCAAGTGGTGCCAGCATGAGCGTGTCCATTTTTGCCAACGCGCTCGACGACATGCGCGCCTACTTCGAGCAACTGCCGGACGTTGCCGAACAGGCTGCCGTGCTGGCTCTCAATGACGTGGCCACGCGCGAGGGCTACTCGCTCATCACGCAGACCATGAGCAAGCAAACGAACTTCCCGAAGGGCTATCTCAAGAGCCGCTTGAACGTCGTCCGCAAGGCGACCCGAGGCTCGCTCGAAGTAGCCATTCGTGGGCGAGATCGAGCGACTTCGTTGGCTCGTTTCGCAGAAGGGCAGAGCCCCGCCAACACCCGCGGTCGTGGCGTCCGCGTGAAGATCAAGCCGGGTCAACAGCGCCTGTTGCGCAAGGCGTTCCTTGTGAGTCTGCGCAACGGCAACACGGGCCTTGCCGTCCGCCTGAAAGAAGGCGAGACCCTCGAACACTCGCAAGCCGCTGTGCAACTGGCGAACAACCTCTATTTGCTCTATGGCCCGTCCGTGGATCAAGTGTTCCGCGGCGTGGCTGAAGAGACGGCCCCGGTGCTCACCGGCCAGGTGTCGCGCCAGTTCCTGCGTCAGTTTGCGAGATTGAGCCGTGGCTGATTCATTGAAGCTCACCGTGCTGACAACGCTGACGCGCCACCTCGAACGCATCACGCCGAGCAACGGCTACGAGTTCAACTTGGAAGGTGCGGTTTTTCGGGGCCGCTCGCGCTTCGGCGAGAACGACCCGCCGACGATGCTCTCGATCCTCGAATCGCCGAAGCCCGACTTCCCGCTCTTTGCCGGCGAGAACAACGCCGTGCGGCACGAACAGTGGAACTTGTTGCTTCAAGGATGGGCGAAGGAAGAGAGTGACGTGCCTTCATCTCACCCGACCGACCAGACCTATCGCCTCATCGCCGATGTCGAGAATCAGCTTCGACGCCTGACGGCGACGACGGACTTCGGTAGTGCGAAGTATCCCGATGAATACTTGCTCGGGCGCATGGTTTCCGACATCAACTTCGGCTTCGGCGTCGTTCGCCCGCCGACTGAACAGGTCTCGAACAAGGCTTTCTTCTACCTTCCTCTGCGGATCGGCCTTGCCGCATAGATCGCCTGACGGCTTTGTTTCGGCGATAATTTCCACCGTCTGTACCCCACATCCACAAGGAGCTATCACATGGCGATCACCACCGATCTCGGCGGCAAGAACTACGTCCTCGGCCGCGGCCGGGTGTTCTTCGACCGCTTCGCTGCCAACGCGATCATCAACGCCACCACGCAAGGTGACGGCGAGCGCTACATCGGCAACACGCCGTCGTTCTCGATGACGAGTTCGAGCGAAGACCTCGACCACTTCGACAGCGAATCCGGCGTTCGGACGAAGGACGCTTCGGTTCAACTGCAACTCGATCGCAGTGGCGGCTTCGAGTGCGACAACATCGACAAGGAAAACATCGCCCTCTACTTCCTCGGCGATGCCGCCACCGTGACGCAGGTTCTGACCGCGGGCATCGTGCAAGTGATGACCGTGAAGAAGGGCCGCTTCTACCAACTCGGCGCGAGCGAAACGCTGCCGGCCGGGCACCGCATGGCGACCGTCACCGCCATCGGCAAGGGTGCGGGCTTCGCGACGGTCGTCACGCTGGCCACGAACGTGGAATTCGACGTGGACACCGGGCGCCTGTTCATCCTGCCCAATGCACCGGACATCCCCGACAACACGCCGATTCAAGTGACCTACAGCATCGCTGCGGTCAACTACGAGCGTGTGATCTCGAAGACCAACGCCATCTATGGCGCCGTGCGCTTCGTCTCGGACAACCCGGCCGGCGTCAACCGCGACTACTACCTGCCCTACGTGAAGATCAGCCCGGACGGCGACTACAACATGAAGGGCGACGACTGGCAGAAGATGGGCTTCACGATGGAAGTGCTGAAGAAGGCGACCAGCATCGAAGCCGTCTACGTCACGACCCGTCCGACCGCCTGACGTTGGCCTGAAGCATGGGACTTGCCGCATATCAGGCCGCACGGCGCGAGTTCTTCTCGGGCACCCCTGGCGCTTTCAGCGTTCAGGGGCTGTCTTTGGAAGGCATCGCGATCCTCGTGCGCGAGCACCTGTCGGAGATGGAACCGTTGGTGGACCTGTTCATCAACGGGGAGAAGGCCAAACTCACATCTGTGGCCGACAAGGACTTCACGCCTGTGGTGCAGGCACTCGTTTCCCAGGCGCCAGGCTTCGCCGCCAATGTCATCGCAGTGGCCGCCGGTGAGCCCGATGCGGTGGGGGTCGCTGCGACGATCCCCGGTCCCTTGCAGATCGAGATTCTCGTCGCCATCGGCGAACTCACCTTCAGCGAGGTCGGTGGCGTAAAAAAATCGTGGGAGACGGTCGCGAGTCTCCTGTCGATGGTGAAGAAAAGCCCGAAGAAGATCACGAAAACCTAGACGAACCGAGCCGGGTAATCCGGTTCTACGTCGGTCTTCGTCGCGATGTGAGTTTGCTACTGGCGTCGGGCCATGCTCATGCGCGAGAGTACCCGGTGGCAGTTGTGTGGTCCGAGGCGCGCATCGTCAGGCAGCGCGCGTCAATAGCACGTCGACTCGATTCCGCTGTGATGCAACGAGTCATCGGCTCGATATTCAGCAAAGACGCCGGCACGAGCCTGGCCAAACTCCTGACGAGGCTTGACCAAAGTGATTGACCGCAAGGAAGTCGAACTTCTCGTCCGTGCCAAGTTGCAAGGCAAGGGCGATCTCGCGTCGATCACCAAGTCGATCGTCGAACTTGAAAAGGCCATAGACAGTCAGGCCCTGGCTGCCAAGCGTGGCGAAGGCTCGGTCGATGGCTTGCGAGCCACGTTGCTTGCTCTGCAAACCGTGCAGGACCGGCTCAAGTCGAAGGCTGACCTCATTGGCACCTTCGAGCGCCAGTCGGCAGCCATCGAGAAGACCGCGGATCGCGTTGAGACGGCGCGCATTGCCTATCAGGCATACGAAGCCAAGCTCAAGGCGCTTTCCGAGGTTACGGACAAGCAGCAAGAGCGCCTGATCAAACTCTCGGCGTCCTACGACCGCGCGCAGGCGTCGTTGGCAAAGCAGCGTGCGACGCTTGCAGAGGTCACGACCTCGCTCAAGGAAGCCGAGATTGCCACCGACAACCTTGCCGGTGCAGAACGTGAGGTCCGTGAAGCTGCCGCGCAACTCGGTGTCTCGATCTCGAAGACGCAGGCTGCCATCTCGACCTACGCTGACGACATGGCGCGTGCGCGCCAGGCCACCAAGGCGCAGAAAGAAGAGATGGCCGAGGCGACACGTATCGCCGACCTCTTCGCTGCCGCCGAGAAGCGTGCGGCCGACGCCGCTGCTGCCCGCGCCCGTTCTGCGCAAGAGGTCGCGGCAACGCGCGCCGCACGCCTGCAAGGCAACGCCGAGCGCACGGTCGAGAGCAATGTCCAACGTGGCATTTTTGACGAACAGGCTGAGAGCGCACGGCGCACGGCCACGGCTGCCGAGTTCGTTCGTCGTTGGGCAGCGTCGCTCAAGGAAGCCGACGAAGCCGCGGACACGCTGGCCAAGAACAACGGACTTGCGAAGACTGCCGACGACGCCACTGCCGCAGCGCGTGGCTACAACACACTCGCTCGGGCATCGTCGGACCTTCGTCCGAAGGTGCTGTCAATCCGTGATGCCATCGAGGCGATCAACGATCCCGCTGCCACCACGCGGGCCACGCTGAGTGGCGTCGAGGGCGAGGTCGCGAAGCTTGGCGCTGCCATCGGCGCGATTCGCGGCCCGGTGCGCGACTACAAGGAACAGTTCCGTGCGCTCGCCGAAGCTGGCCGGTCCATTGCAAGCCAAGGCGGGCTCGTGGACCAGTTCCGTCAACAGGTCGTGGCGCTGCGCGAGGCACGCACCGCGTTCTCGGCCGCTCGGGCTCAAGTCACCGAGTACGCCAACGCGGTGCGCCAGGGTGGCGATGCCGGTGAGAAGTTCGTCAAGCCGCTGGCAGAGGCACAGGCCCGCTTGCGCAGCAGCGCGCAGTCGCTTCGCGATCAGGTGGTGGCCACACGCGAGGCTCGATCGGCGCTGCGCGACGCTGGCATTGCATCGAACGACCTGGCGACAGCCGAGACCCGCCTGACCTCGACGGCCCGCGCTGCCGCCAGTGCGACGCGCGAGCTTGGCGATGCGGTGAACCGCTACGGCACGGCTGCCGAAGGCGCCGGCAAGAAGTCAAAGAACCTCTTCGGTGATGAAGGCCGAACAACCCTTTCGTTGGTGCAACGCATCCGAGGTGAGGTGCTTGCACTCGCTGCTGCCTACGTTGGCTTGCAAGGTGGCATCGGCCTGGCCAAGTCCTCGATCGACGCCTTCAACACTCGCGAGGGCGCAAAGAATCAGTTGGCGATATCGGTCGGCAGCGACCGCAAGATCATCGACGCCGAGTATGCATATGTGCGTGCACAGGCAGATCGAATCGGCATCGAGTTCGAGTCGGCCATCAAGGGCTACGCCAAGTTTTCCGCTGCCGCTACGCTTGCTGGCCGCAGCCGCCAGGAGATTCGTTCGATCTTCGAGACCTTTTCGGAACTCGGTCGTGTGGCCAACCTTAGCAAGGATGATTTGCAAGGTGTCTTCAAGGCTCTCGAACAGATCACCTCGAAGGGCAAGATTCAAGCAGAAGAACTCCGGGGTCAGTTGGGCGACCGTCTCTTCGGCGCCTTCCAAGTTGCAGCGCAGTCTCTCAAGGACGTGTTCCCCGACCTCGACAAGGCGTTGAAAGACGGCTTGGTCACGAGTGATCAACTTGTCGTGATTGCCGAGCAGTATCGCAAGATCGTCGCGAACGAATTGCCTGCTGCACAGCAGTCGCTCGCTGCCGAACAGATGCGGTTCAACAACGCGGTCTTTGACTTCAAAGCCTTGATCGCCGACGGTGGCTTTGCCGACGCCTACAAGAACGCTCTTCTTGAGATCAACACGTTCCTCAAGAGCGACGACGGGAAGAAATTCGCGCAGTCGCTCTCGGACGGTTTCAGTGCATTGGCCCGTGCCGTTGTGTTTGTGCTCACGCATCTCGACGAACTGAAGACGATCCTGATGGTGCTCGGTTCAATTTGGGCCGGCAACCAACTGAAGAGTTTTGTTCTCGACACCATCTCGCTTGGCAAGGCACTGCAAGGTGCTGGCGTAGCGGGCGGTGCTCTCAACAAGGTATTCGCTGGCCTTCAAGCATTCTTCATTGGCTTCTCGATCGGTACCTACCTCAACGACAATTTCGAGGCAGTGCGGAAGTTCGGTGTTGCCCTTGTCGTTGGCTTTGAACTGACTTGGACCGGCATCCGCGTTGGTGCGAAGCTTCTCTTTGCCGAAATTCCACGCTTCGCGCAGAACGCAGGCGCCTTCATTCTCAACACCTTCACGAAGGTCGCACGCGATCTCTTGAACGTGTTCCGTATCGGCTCGCGCGCACTCGGGCTGACCGGACTTACCGATGCGCTCTCGACGGCGATCGACGCACTGACGTTCAAGTATGAGTCGCAGGGCGCGAAGGCCAAGCAGGTAACGGCGGAACTAAAGAAGGAGTTGGACGACATTCGTCAAATCGGCCTTGACATGCTCAAGGACGCCGAGCGGAATGCCTCTGCCGCTGCGGGCAAGCCAACGCTGGCCACGCCGACGCCAGCAACCAAGAAGAAGACGGCGAAGAAAGAGGCGACGCCCGAAGAGATCGCGCGCCGGCAGGCACTCATCGAAAGCATCCGCGGCGAACTCGAATCACTCGACGCGAGCATCGACCGGGCTGCCTCTCAGACCTTGAGCCAGCAGTTGACGGCGATCGACACGCAGTACGAGAAGCTTCAACGCAAGATCGGCACGCTCGGCAAGAACGACAAGGAAGGGTTGAAGTTTGCGGCTACTCTCGAACGACTGAAGGGCGAGAAGAAGTTGCTCGTGACTCGCGGCTTCAACCAAGAGTTGCTCAACGAGCAAGAGGCGCTTCAGAGCAAGCTCGAAGCTGTCGATGCCGCCGCGGGACGCAAGGACAAAACGAGCCTCGACGCGCGCCTGCAAGCCGTGTCGGACAGCTACGCGGCGACATATCGCGACATCGCCACACTGCGGCAACGTCTTGTCGCCAACAATCTCAGCACCGAGCCGGCAGACCTTGCGAAGGAACGCCTTGACCTCGGCGTGCAGGAGATCAAGCGTCTCGAAACTCAGAAGTTCTACAAGGATGAGATCGCCCGTCGTGAGGCAGAGATCAACGAACTTCTGTCGGTGCGTGAAGCTCGTGCGAAGAGCATTGCTGATCAGGAAGCGCTCGGACTGATCACGAGCGAACAGGCGAAGCAACAGACTGCCGACCTCGTCAAGAGCCTGCAACCCGAACTCGAACGCATGGCGGCGTCGGGTATTGCCTTCGCCACCTCGATTCAAGGTGCCTTCGATCCGACGCGCCTGGCTGACTTCATTGCGCGCCTTCAGATCGCGACGGCCGGCACGAAGAAACTCAGCGACGCCTTCGTACTGACCGGCAAGACGGTTGACGAGATGATCGCCACAGGCGCCGTCAATGCCATCGACAAGTCGGCAGCTTCGGTTGCCGACGCTGCCGTTGGTGCGAAGTCGTGGGGTGAAGCCTTCCGTGATGTCGGCAAGGCGTTCATCAACTTCGCTGCTGAGTTCCTTCGCAAAATTGCCGAGATGATCTTGCAGCAGATCATTCTCAACCAGTTGTCGAGGCTTGGTCTCGGCGCGAGCATCGGCGCTGGCGCAACGAGCACAGTTGCTGCAACCGCAGTCGCACACAGCGGAATGATCGTCGGTGCTGTTGCAAGCCGCACGCGCGCCGTGCCCGCTGCGTGGTTCAACAACGCGCCGCGTTATCACTCAGGCACGGGCGTCGGCATGGCTCGTGACGAGTATCGGGCGATCCTTCAAGAAGGCGAAGAGGTCTTGTCGAAGGGCGACCCTCGCAATGCGATGAACGGTGGCGCTGCGCTTCATCCTGACGGCACGGGCACCACGAGCAATCGTTTCGTCTTGGTTGACGACTCGCGTTCGGCGATCGAGGCAATGGCAGGCGTGGCCGGTGAGAACGTCACGATGGTGCACGTCCGCAAGAACATCAGCACGATTCGTCAACTGGTCAAGGGCTGACGTGGCTGTCACCGCAGCCTTCGGGCTCACGATCCCCGCACCGCACGCCGCCTCGTTCACGAACGGCGAGCAGGCGGTTTCGGTGGCGACGCCAATCAACGCGGCTTCTGGTCCTGCGGCTTTTCACCTGGCGAAGTGGCTCGTGCTGCAAGGCGGCACCTACGTGCTCAAGGCAGTTGCCGATGACGCCGCGGTGTGGCGTGTCGGGCCTGGCGACAACACGTCTCGTCGCTTTTACGACTGCGTCGTGGCCAATGGGGTCGTCGCTTCTCAGGTGTACTTGCCGCCTGGCTTGCAGCGCGTCGACATTCTCTTGCAGAACCTATCGGCCGGTGCCTCGGCGTGCTATGTGGCCTTCTCGCTCTTCCAAGACGGCGTTCTCGTCTACGCCTCGAACGCGACAGGATGGGTCTTCGACACCGCAGTCATTGCCGACGCCAGCGTGCCAGCAGCGGTGGACCCGCGGCGCCTGATGCCGGTGTTCACGCTCTTGCCGAATTGGGATGTCGGTGTGACGGAAGGGCTTGCGTGGAAGACCGACGTACTTCCAAGCGAGACTGCGATTGAGCAACGTCGAGGCGTGCGCCGCTATGCCCGTCGCACCATCGAAGCGTCCTTCCTTCGGCAAGTCTCTCAGATGGCCAGGCTCGACAACTTCTTTGTCGGTGCCGGACAGGCACAGGTTCAAGTGCCCTTGTGGTTCGAGCAATACCCGTTGCCTGCCGGCCTGACATCAGGTGTGGCCACACTCGTTTTCCCCGACGAGGCTCTCGTGCATCGAGAGTTCCGAGACGGCGATCTCGTGCTCGTGACCAACAAGAACCCCGACGACTACGACATTCTCGAAATCGCGACGGCCAACGTCGTGACCGACACGATCACATGGGTGACGGCGCCGGCAAGGTCTTGGCCTGCTGGCACGCGGATCATCCCGCTGCGCACCGCACGAATCATGGACTCGGCGCAGAGCGCCAGCAAGACCGACCGTGTGGGCACTGCCACCGTGCGTTTCGACCTCAGTGAGCCCGAGACGCAGGTAGTGCCGTCGTGGGGCTACTGCGCGCCTTTGTGGCGCTTCAAGGTGGACAGGTCGGAAGACATTGCGTTGACCTACGGTCGGACGACCTTCGTGCTCGACAACGAGTCGGGTGTCGTTGATGTCACCGACCCTGGCGAGCGGGCTCAAGTCAGCACCCGCAGTGCTGTCAAGCTATTCGGCCGAGCGCAAGTGTCGGCGTTCCGGTCTTTCATTGCGATGGCCCGCGGCCGAGCGCTTCGCTTCTACATGCCAACGTTGACCTACAGCGTCGAGCCCATCGGCGACATCGCGGGTGGTGATCACATCGACGCGCGTCCGATGGGCTACGTTGAGTTGATGCGGCGTCCGCAAGATGCCCGTCTGATCATCGGCATTGTTTTCAACGACGGCAGCCCCCCGCTGTATCGAAAAATCGTGTCGGTGCTCGGCGTCGGTCTCGACACGCCGCCGAACCGAGTGACGGCAGAGCGCCTCTTTGTTGATGTTGTGCTGCCCACAATTCTCAAGAGCCGCATCGAGCGGATCATGTTCATCGCGCCGAGCCGCTTTGCTCAAGACGCCTTCGAGTTGCTCCACCTGGTCGACAATTCTGCTGCTGTGACAACGGCGGTGGTCACAACGTCAGTCGACGGCACAGGCATGCCGCCGATCGATTGTTTCGTCACGAGCAAGCCTTACCCGGTGATCGAGCACGATGAGTTGAACTCATCCTTCACGTTGACTGGCGGCTACTTCGTGCGGTTCTTCGACCCCGAAGGGATTGACCCATCGTTCACCTTCCCGAGCGGCAGCACGCTTCGGCAGTTGCTGATCGACTATGGGCGCTATGCAGCAGAGGCGATCGACCCATCGTTCACCTTCCCGAGCGGCAGCACGCTTCGACAGTTGCTGATCGACTATGGGCGCTATGCAGCAGAGGCGCTTGATCCGACGTTCGCACTGACCACAGGAAGCACGCTGCGCCAAATGCTTATCGACTACCCTAACTACGCGCCGGAAGCTCTCGATCCGACGTTCACGCTATCGGCAGGAGGAACCCTCGTATGAACGCAAACCAAATCAAAGCGGAAATGTCTGGTCGCTTCAAGATCGTCGCGACCAAGCCTGATGGTTCATCACGAGTCGTCGCGGATTGGTTCTCGAACCTCATCCTCGACGCAGCCTTGAATCGCATAGGCGGTGATGGCATGTACGACAGAGCCATCGTTGGTTCGGGTTCAACGCCGGTCAATGCTTCGCAAACATCGCTCGCGAACCTTGTTGCGACGACGGTGATTCTGTACGGCTTTCCGAGCACGGGCGTGAACCTCACCGATGGCTATGCGTGGCGACGCTGTACGTACCGATTTGCGGCCGGTGCCGCCGCGGGAAATCTGACCGAAGTCGGCATGGCGAATGCGAACGGAATTTGGAGCCGCGCATTGATTGTTGACGGTGGTGGTACGCCGACGACGATCACGATTCTGAGCGATGAGACGCTCGATGTGACTTACGAGTTGCGGCTCTATCGACCAACGAGCGATGTATCCGCCAACGTGGTCATCAGTGGCGTGACTTACGCGACCGTCACCCGTGTGGCGAGTTTCTCGACTTGGCAAACCGTGATGGACCTACTTGTCAGCGACGGGCCTGCGGGCGGGCAATTCATGGGCGCTCGTGCAACGAGTTACTCGTCAGGGGCACTCGGTGACATCGACAGTGGGCCAGGCGGCAGCCCGATATCCCAAATCAGCGGCATTGGTCCGTCGGGTTCCTACTCGAACAACTCGCTGCAACGTTTGATGATCGTCGCGTGGGGTTTGGCCAACGGTGGCGACCCGATCTACAACATCGTCTTCCCCACACCACTCGGCATCTTCAAAACGTCCTTCAGTCCGGCGATTCCGAAAGACAGCACGAAGGCTCTCAATCTGTTCTACACGCTCGCGTGGGCTCGCCGGACGATCTGATCATGCTGCCTGAAAACGTCGCATCGTCGCTCGCGATCCCGAGCGCCTTCCTCGATCCCGACACACGCTTGATCAACAAGCTGACGGACTTCGAGATGGGTGGTGTGGGCATTGCCGACGCGAGTCAAGGTCTGCTGGTGCAGGCTTGGAGCGCCTACCTTGTCGACGACGATGTCTTCATCAAGCCAGATGGCGGGTCGCCAACGTTGTTGATCTCTCGTGTGGGTATCACCGAGTTGTCGTTCACGTTCGACCAGAACATGCGGCCGATGCTGGCGTTCGTGGACGCGACGGGGATGAATCTGTGGTGGTACGACCCGACGTTGCCCGGCTACACCTTCACGGTGTTCGGTGAGGCTCGTAACCCACGTATCACGATGGACGACAAGCGACCCGAGGCGCTGGCCACGATCTCGGACGCGATCCTCGGCTACATCCGCGGTGACACCCTCTACTACCGTCAGCAGCGAGATCGCTTTCAAGTCGAGCGGGCCTTGCGGGTTGGCGTGGTTGCCTCGGTGTCACTGCGGAACATCGGCCTGTCGCACAACCTGCGCCTTCAATTCGAGTTGGTTTGAGCCATGACATACGACACTCGCGAACGCTCGCTCGAAGACGGTCAGCCCGTTGCGATGTATCAGTTCAGGCTCGGGCCAACCGTGTGGCGCTATACGTCGGCTGACAAGGACGTTCTCAGCAACGGACACCTGTGGAAGGCAGTGGCAATTTCTGACGACGGCGTGAAGGTGACTGGCGAGTCGTCGACCGACGCGCTAAATATCACAGCGCCAATTTCTATCGGCCCTGCGCAAGCCTACATCGGCACGCCGCCGTCTCAAGCGATCATGGTGGCCAAGCTTGAAAAGCACGAGGGCGACGCTGAGGCAATCGTCTCGTACTCGGGTGAGATCAGCCAAGTCGACTTGTCGACTCCTGGCGCTGCGGTCATCGTTTGCGAGACGCTCTCAGCATCAATGCAGCGCGACGGCCTGCGGATAAGTTGGCAGCGTGCGTGCCCCTACGCGGTCTATGACCCTGTGACGTGCAAGGCGCCGAAGGCTTCGTTCGCCTCGAACACGACCGTCACTGGCATTGCAAACGGCGCCTTGGACTGCACGGGTCTTTCGGCGCACGCTGATGGGTACTACAGCGGCGGCTTTGTCGAGTGGACCGACCCGGTTCGAGGTTTGGAGTTCTGTACCATCGAGTCGCACATCGGCAACAACATCGTCATGTTCGGCATGACCGATCTCTTCTATGTCGGCATGCAACTGGTCATCTACAAGGGCTGCACACGAACAAAGGAAGGATGTGATTCCTTCAGCAACTACGACAACTATGGCGGCGTGCGTGAGATGCCAGGTCGCTCGCCATTCGACGGCAACCCGGTCTTCTAGAGGATCAACATGAACATCGCCGTTCAAATTTTCATCATCGTCGCGTCGTTCATTCTTCAGTATGCGATGAGGCCTGACACGCAGAAGCCAAAGCCGACTGCTTTCGAGGACATCGACTTTCCCCAGTCTGAAGAAGGCACGCCAATCGCAGTGATCTTTGGCGACTGTTGGTCGAGTGATTGGATGGTCCTTGGCGTCGGGAACTATCGCACCTCGGCCATCGTGAAAGACGGTGGCAAGAAGTGAGCGATGGAATCATCGTCAAGATCGAGCACGTTCGTGGTGTGCTCTTCTGTTCACGTGGTGCAAAGGTGTGGTTCGAGAAGCACGGCCTCGACTTCCGTCACTTCCTGACGGTTGGCTATCCCATCGAAACGATCGAGGCGACCGGCGACGCGCTTGGCCTGCTGGTGGCCAAGGCGGCGCGTGACGAGGCTGAAGGGAACTAGAGATGAGCGACGGCGGATCAAGCTCGCAGACCGTAGGCTTTCGCTACGCCTTCGGCATTCACATGGGCATTGGCCTCGGGCCGATTGACGAACTTGTCGAGGCTCAAGTTGGTGAACGAACGGCGTGGCGGGGTTCCGTCACGACGAACACACAAATTGCCATCGAGGCTTATGACCTCTTCGGCGGCGAATCGGGTGAAGGTGGTGTTCAAGGAACGCTCGACGTAATGATGGGCGGCCCGACGCAGACCGCGGCCGTCGCATCACCGAAGCTCGTTGCGATGCATGGTGGCGCCGCTTTGCCTGGCTATCGGCGCAGGGTGACGGCGTTCTTCGACGGCATCGTCAGCATGATCAACCCCTACCCGAAGCCGTGGAAGTTCCGCCAGCGTCGGGCTTTGAGCGGATGGGACGGGGATGTTTTCTATCCAGACAAAGCCGTCGTCCCGATACTTGTACCGGCAGCCGCTTCGGAGATTCCCGACGCGAGCGAGGAGAACACGTTGCACGGAACGGCCTCTCGGAACGTGCCCGTCTTCGGTTCACTGTCGAGCATCACCATCACGTTACCTGCCGGCGCCGGATTGATCGCCGTTCAGTCAGTGACAACCTACGACCGAGCCACAGGCACGAAGGGCACCTTGAGTGGTTCTCAGTGGAGTTTGGCAGGACTGACCGTCAACCTGGTCTTCGTCCCCCTCAATCCGAATCTGACCGTCACGGTCAACTACACCTATAGCCTGGTCATCATCTCGACGCCGCAGTTCGCTCTGATCAAGGCGATGAACCCTGCGCACATCGTCTATGAGTGCTTGACCAATCGCGAATGGGGTAGGGGCCTTGCGCGCGAGGTGATCAACGAAGCTTCGTTCACGATTGCTGCCGACCTACTGTTCAACGAAGGCTTCGGCCTGTGCATCAAGTGGGCGCGTCGTGACGAAATTTCCAACTTCATTCAGAGCGTTCTCGACCACATCGGCGCAACGCTCTACACCGACAGAACGACGGCGCTGCTGACGCTCACGTTGATCCGGGGTGACTACGTGATGAGTAGCCTTCCGCTGTATGACCCGTCGAACGGCTTGCTTGAGATACGCGAAGCTTCGGTCTCGTCGTTCGGCCCGCTGGTGAACGAGATGATGGTTTCATACCACGATCCGATCAGCGACAAGGACAAGAGCGTTACGGTGCAAAGCGTCGGTGCTCTTCAGGCCAGTGGTGGTCGCTTTCGATCGGTGAAGCGGACCTACAGCGGATTGCCGAGCGCCGACCTGGCGACCCGCGTTGCCCATCGCGACCTGAAGGCTTCTGGTGTTGCGCTTCGACGCTTCACGCTGATCTGCGACCGACGTGCCTATGCCACGGTGCCAGGTTCTGTGATCCGCGTTCGGGACTTGCCACGAGGCATTCCCGAGATGGCTGTTCGCGTCGGGCGCGTCGAGACGGGCACGCAGCAGGACGGCAAGATCACCTTGACCGTCGTGCAAGACGTGTTTTCGTTCCCGTTGACCTCTTTCACTGGCAGCGAGCCGGCGCGGTGGATACCACCGAACATCAAGCCTTGCCTCGGCAGGCATCGTGTGTTCGAGGTGCCTTACGCCATGTTGGCGCGAGCCAGTCGGCCTGCTGACTTTGCCATGATCGGTGACGAGGCTGCCTATCTCGGGGCCTGCCTCGAACAAGGTCAGTCACTCAACGCCGGCTATGCGTTCGCCGTGCGCAACGGTGCTCCAACGGTTGAAGACACGCCGCCCGACGATGCTTACTACTGCGGCTACACGCCGCCCTGATCATGGCAGACACCGATTACAGCGTTCGAGGCTCGGGCATCATGTGCTCGGTGGCCGACCTTTCCGCCGCGGTGAGTTATTTCACGACGGTGTTCCCTCTCGTTGGATGGAACCGCACTGGCCCGAACGACGTGGCGGTTGGCATGGCTGCGTTGATCGACGAAGAGATCGTTCGGGTCGTCAACATCGGCTCGGGCAATGTGACCGTTGCTCGAGGGTGCCTCGACACCGTGCCGGCGCCGCATGCGCTCGGGGCCGAGGTGTGGTTCTTTGGGACGGCGTTCGGGTCGGATCGACGCGAGTACGCAGCCACCGAGACGCTCGGCGTCAAACTGCTACCGAAGACCGTGACGGGCGGCAGCGTGCCAATTTCGGGTAGCCCGCCGAACACCATCACCTTCAACTGGCGCTTCGCTCGACCGTACCCGCCAGGTCTCATGCAGGCCAACGGGGTCTCGTGGTTTTCGGCGACGCAAACGATCGACAACACTCATCCGGCCGTCGCCTTGACGTGGACGCACCGAGATCGCATCACGCAGTCGGATCAACTGATCGAGCATGGCGCCGCCAGCGTCGGACCCGAGGCGGGCGTGACCTACACCGTGCGGGTCTATAGCACCGCAAACGTCCTCTTGGCCACGCGAACAGGCATCGTTGGTACCTCGTGGGCCTACACGCTGACGATGGCCAAGGCCGACTTCAGCCTGACAACTGGCCAGGTCGACGGCTACCTTCGCTTTTCGAGCCAGCGCGACGGGCACTTGTCCTGGCAGGACTACCGAATTGACATCCACGTTGACGCCAGGAACTACGTCGACAACCTCGTGGGGACGGCGAGCGCGGTCGGCCGTGTGGCCACCATCAGCTAAGGCTACGCCCGGTGATTTCGCACACATTTTGCCGGCAGCGTACAATGCGCGTCCATTGTATGTGGACGAGTCAACAAGGAAACATGTAATGGTCTTGGACAGTGAACCAATGCCGCTTGGCGCGTCAGGCACCTCGGGGCGCAGCCATCGGGTCAAGATCGACACGACGGTCAACGTCCCGACCATGATCACGATTCTGACGATTGCCGTGGGCTCGCTGACCGCTGGCTTTCGCACCGTCAACGAGATCGACCAACGTCTTGCACGCGCCGACTTCGAGATCGCGACGCTCAAGGAAAAGATCAGGAGCGCCGAGACGACGATCGCTGCAACGCGCATCGAGCAAACCTCACAAACGCAGTCGCTTCGGTTGGAACTTCGCAACGACCTTTCCGAGATCAGCCGCAAGCTCGACAACCTCGTCTTTCAACGTCAACGCTAAAGCCAGGGAGGGAAGCATGGGACTCGTTTCATTCGTCGCCGTCGAAGGCAAAGTGGACATGGTCAAGACCTACGCTGCCGTCGCGCACTTCCTGTTCGCGTGTGCCTTCCTCAAGTTTCAAGTGCTCACCCCCGACGCGTCGTTCGACGTGACGTTGTGGGCCACCTATGGCGCTTTCGCCATCTCGCATGACGCCTACAACCGGGCGACGGCGATGCTCAAGGACGTGAAAGACAAGCAGATCGAGGCCAACTCGGCCGCTGCTTTGCCTGCATCGTCCACCTGAAGTTCTCACCACCACTCGAAGGAAACACCATGGCAGCAGGCGACATCATCTGGTTCCGGCAAGGTCTGCTGGACCTCGGCAAGAAGCTTCACGATCTTTCGGCCGACGCGCTGAAGCTCGGACTCATCACGGCGGCGGCAACGCCCGTGGCGACTTCGGCTGATCCGCGATGGGGCGCGGGCGGCACAACCAACTTCCTGACCAATCAGGTTGCGGTGGCCACCGCCTACGTCACGGGCGGGCCGAGCTTGGCCAACGTCTCGTGGGCCTTGCAGTCGAACCAACCGGAACTGCGTGCCGACATCGTGACCATCGCGCAGGACCCCGGTGGCTTCACCAACGCACGATGGGGGATCATCTACAACAACACGGACGCAGGCAAACGCTGCCTTGCTTTCGTCGACCTCGGCAGCGACCGCTCGATCGTCGGCGGGCCGCTGGTGATCGACTGGAATGGTGCGAGCAACATCATCCTGAACATCGGCGGCGCGTGATCTCGCGCTGCTGAGTCGTGCTGCAACTCGTACCTCGACTGCCGAGGCAACCTCGGCTGCCGCTCAAGGGGCGAGTTGCGGCCGGCGTTCTTGCGTTGTCGAGCTACAGCATCGACTTCAGCACGATTGCCGACGAGAGTCCCCTTGTCGTCGGTGGCAACTTCACCAGTACCGACAGTGCCCTCACGCGCATGCGCGTGGTCGGCGGCGTGGCAGTCGCGGCACCGATCGCGATGGTCAACTATGAGGACTCTTATGCCCTCAAGACCGGAACGTGGAGCGACGATCAGGAAGCCGAGGGGATCATCTATCGTGCATCGGGCTACAACCCGCCCGCGAACCACGAGGTCGAGCTTCTCCTTCGTGGCACCGAGACGACTGGCGACAGTCGGTCTTGGTACGAGTTCCTTTGGAATGACCAAGGCGGCTTCTCGATCGTCTACCTGACCGGCCCCTCGGAAAACTACGTCGAAATCAGCACGGTCTTCAACAACAGCCTTGTACCTGCTGACGGCATGCGGATGGTGGCACGAGCGATCGGCACGACACTGTCGATATGGGTCAACGCCAATGACGGCAATGGTCTGGTCGAGCGGGTGCGCGCGACTGGCGAGACCCGCATTGCGGGCGGTCGACCTGGCCTGGCTGGCTTCTATCGAGCCGGCGCGACAGCCGCCAACTACGGTTGGAAGAGCTACATCTGTAGGTCACTGACATGACACTCGTCGTATCAGACTTCTTCGTTCGGGCCGACGAGAACCCACTCGCTTCCCCGTGGGCCAAGCCTTCAGGCATGGCTGCGCTGAAGTTGGCCAGCAACGGCGTCCTCGTGACTGCTGCGAGCACCGATTGTTGGGCCTACCGATCCGATGTCAGCTTGCCGACTCACCAGTGGGCACGCACGCGCGTCAAGATCGTCGGTGGTTCGGATTTCGGCCCGATCGTTTGGTGTTCGGACACCGATGACGGCTACATGGCGACGGCCTACGACCTTTCCAACATCTACATCTTTCGAGTCCTCAACAACAACTTCACCGAGCTTGTGAACTTTGCCGGCACGCTTGCGGTCGGAGATTGGCTCGAACTTCAAGTCGACAAGGTCACGACGACTGCTGTCTTAAAGGTCTTGAAGAACGGTGTTCAGGTCGGCACCGACTATGTCGACAACACGCCGCTTACCGAGACCGTTCGCGTCGGCATGCATGGCTACGATGCAACGGGCACGATCGACGGCTTCGAGGCAGGCGACTTCAACACTGCCACGAATCCGACGATCACGTTGCAGCCGGTCAACACGAGCGGCGTGCTCGGTGCCACAGCAGCGTTCACCGTTGCCGCGACAAGCAGTGGCGGCACGCTGCACTACCAGTGGAAGAAGAACGGGACTGTGGTCGGTACCGACTCGGCTTCGTACACCACCAGCGCGCTCACGAACGCGGACAACACGCACAGCATCGTCGTCCGCGTCACTGACGACAACGGCTTCATCGACAGCAACACCGTCACGCTCACTGTCATCCAAGTGGCCTACCCGGATGCCGACATCGTCGATGGTGCGTGGACACCGAGCGGCGGGGCCGACCTCTATGCGGTCATCGACGATGCGAGCGACGCCGACTACATCACCGTCAACTCGAACAGTGAGTGCGAGATAGGCGTCGGCACGCTGGAAACTCCGATTTCCGGCACGCGAACCTTCGAGTACCGCATTCAAGGTGCAGCGAACAAGGCGCTCGTTGCCGGTCTGTACGACGGGGCGACGCTCGTTGAAGAGTGGACGACAGACCCATGCCCCGCTGCGTTGACGACGCTCACGCGCACCATCGCGAATGCGTTCGGCAGCTACGGAGATGTCCGCGTTCGCTTCAAGACGCAAGCTGCCGCTTCACCGCCTACCACTGCCGTCACGTTCGGCGCCATCGGAACGGCCGGCACGCTGACGAACACCACGTCGCACGCCGTCAACTACCCGAGCGGCATCACCGCCGCCTCGAAGCTGTACCTGTTCATGACGGGTGTGTCGAGTACGGCTGCCACAGAGTTCGCGATCACGGGTGGCGGATGGACGTTGGTCGGCACGCGCGAAGGCGGCAGCGGTGCCAGTTACGCCGCCGACGTTGGCAATCGTCGTGTGAGTGTCTTCAGGAAGGACACCGTCAGCGGCAGCGAGAGCGGCAGCATCACCGTCACGCTTGCGGGCTCGGCGACGAACACGATCTTCGGTTCGATCGTTCGCTTTGAAGTCCCGTCGACCTACACCATCGCTGAAGAGTTCACGAGCGCCTCGGACACCAGTGCCGGCACGGGCTACTCGGCAACTGGCTCGGCGTCGTTGACGTGGGCAGCGGGCGACTTGCTCGCCGTGCTGGTTGCCTCTTCGACGGACACCGCGACGCAGTCGTCGCAGGCGATCAGTGCCTCGGGTGTGACGTTCGGCACTCGAACGAATCAGCGCAGTTCGGCGGTGACGGGCGGCAACGACCATCGTCAAATCCTCGACACCGTTCCTGTGACCACGGGCAGCGGCAGTTCTGCCCCCACCTACTCCTACACCGCAAGCGCGAGCACGAGCGGCCCGGCTGCCTTCCTGCGCTTGCGTGCGGTCCCGCCGACCGAGGCTGCCAGGGTGACGCAAGCGGTGGTCAAGCTGCCTGCTGGCACGTCGGGCTCACCGACGTATTCGTTCCCGCCCTACTTCAACCGCGCCGCGCGTTACGCGGCTCTCACTCGCTTCTAGGAGAAACGCCATGTCCGGCCTCTACACCGTTCCCTTTCAACTCAACGCCGTCACCGCGCAACTCGACTTGGTCGAGGTGACTGCCGCCGCGAACAAGGTTCTCGTTTGGGTCGGCTACTACATCGCCAACTTGAGCGATGCCGGCGACTCGCAGGAAGAGATGTTGTCGGTGATCGTCAAGAGCGGGCAGACCACGAGCGGCTCGGGCGGATCGGCGGTGACGCCTGTGCCCAATGATCCATCGGGCGCTGTCGCTGCCGGCTTCGTGGCCGAGGTCGGCAACACGACCAAGGCGACAGCCGGAACGATCCTCACCCATCGCCCCGAGGGTTGGAACGTGCGTGTCGGCGAACGGGTGCTGTTGCCCGAGACCGAACAGATCATCCTCGGCGGCGGGCGGCGTGCGACGTGGGAACTGGCGAAGACGCCGGCCGACGCGATCGACCTCACCGGCTTCCTCGTCATGCAAGAGATCGGCTAAGGAGAAACGTCATGCACAAAGGAAAAGTCTTCACCGCGGCCGACCTGGCGCACAAGACGCGCCTCGACGAACCCTCGCGAGTTCGGCTCGCTGCCGAGATGACCGAGCGCTACAAGATCATCGCGATGGATGGCGACATGCCGATCATTGCCGAGGAACTCGATGAACGCATCCTGCGCAAGCTCTCGGGCACCGCTCGACCGATTGCCACGATGTTGCTCGGGCTGTCGGTCGAGGCTCGCAAGGAGGTGCTCAACGCCTTCGATTGCGACGACGGCATGCTGATCTGCCCGTTCGACCCGATCGAGTAAGGCAATGCGCATCCGCCTGTTCACGCAGGCGCTTCTGCGCCTGCCGGTGCGACGGTTCATCCCGTCGTTGGCAGGCGCGACCACGACCACCATCGACTGTGCGATCGGCGCTGCGAGCGCAGCAGGGCTTACCGCGACAGTCAGCGTCAGCCAAACGATCAGCGCGGCCATCGGCACGGCCACGGCGAACGGTCTGCCTGCTGTCGTCAGTGTCTCGCAGACCATCGCGGCTAGCACCGGGACGGCGAGCGCTGTTGGCCTGCAAGCCGGTGTCAGCGTCACAACGACGATCTCGGCCTTGACGGGCACGGCCGCGGCGAACGGCCTGCCGGCCGGCGTGAGCGTCTCGCAGACCATCGCTGCCACCACAGGAGCGGCGACCGCCGCAGGCCTGCCTGCTGCCGTTTCCGCGTCTCAAATCGTCGTGACCACGCTCGGCGTCGCAACGGCGAACGGTCTGCTGGCCAACATCTCGGGCTCGACGGTCATCCCTGGTGGGATCAGCAGCGCGACAGCGAACGGGCTGACTGCTTCAATCGTCTCGGGTAACACGGTCTCGGGCAACGTCGGCACGGCGAGCGCTGTCGGCCAGCAAGCTGGCGTCAGCAGTCCCGTGACCATCGACGCCGCCATCGGCACGGCGAGCGCTGTTGGCCTGACGGCAAGCCTGGCGTTGTCGCAGACCATCGACGCCGCCATCGGCACGGCGAGCGCTGTCGGCCGCACGGCAACGATCTCGGTCAGCACGACGGTCTCGACGACCATCGGCAGTGCCTCGGCAGTCGGTCTGCCTGCCCTCGTCAGCGTCTCGCAGACCGTGAGCACCACAACTGGCACGGCCACGGCTGCCGGCTTGACTGCTGGCATCTCGAACACCTTGATCGTCGGTGCGACTGTCGGCACGGCGAGCGCTGTCGGTCGACCGGCCAGCGTCTTGCAGAACGACATCGTCTCGGCGTTCGTCGGCACAGCAACGGCCAACGGCTTGCAAGCCGGCGTCTCGTCGACCATCGTGGTCGGCGCCAACGTCGGCACGGCCAGCGCGGTCGGCTTGCAGGCCAGCATCGTCAACGGCAACACCATTGCTGCTGTGATAGGTACTGCTGTGGCCAACGGCCTGCCTGCTGCCATCGCGTCGGGCAACACGGTCTCATGCAACGTCGGAAGTGCCGCGTGTGCGGGCTTGCCGGCGAACGTCTTGGTCAGCCAAACGGTCAACGCGGCAACAGGCGTTGCGAGTGCGAACGGCCTGCCAGCTTCGGTCGTCGTCACCGTCACGATCTATTGCAACACCGCCACAGCGCCTGGCAGCAGTCTCCCTTGCACGGTCACTGCGTCGGACGTGATCAATTGCGTTCGCGGCCAGGCGATTGCAGTCGGCTTGCTGTGCTCGATCCAAGACCTCTCGGCGCGTGTCGAAACACAGGGCGGTCGAGCCAATGCCTTTGGCCGTCGAGCAAGTATCCGCGTGTCGGGCCTGGTGCCGTCGCGCGACCGCACTTGGTACGTGCCGGTTGAAGACCGCGTTTGGCGCATTCGATAACGAGGATCACATGAGCGACTTCAAACAACTAGGTGATCAGACCTACATCGAAAAAAGCCAAGCGGCACAACTCGACTACACGTTCGACCTCACATCGTGGTGTGCGAAATCGGGCGTGACCGTGAACGACTACGAGTTGACGCTGCCCACCGGCTCGACGATGACCTTGCTCGCCGACGAACGCAGCGGCGACACCGTGAGCGTCACGGTCGGCGGCGGCACCCCCGAGAACGTGACGCGCTGCGGCGAGTTGCTCGATGGCGTCACTTGCAAGTTCATCACCTCGAATGGCCCGGTGGGTGTGCCGCTCATCGAATACCGAACCATGTGGTTCCTCATCACGGAGCGTTGAAATGATCGAACCCCTTTGGCTGAGTGAAGCCCGCAAGCACGTCGGACAGCGCGAGATTCCCGGTCTTGTCGACAACCCGTGGATCGTCTCGCTGTGGAAGACCATCAAGCGTGGTGGCATCAAGAGTGAGAGCGTGCCGTGGTGCGCTGCATTCGTCGGTGCCTGCCTCGAAAACGTGGGCCTGATGAGTTCGCGCTTCGAGTCTGCTGCGAGCTACATGACGTGGGGCCGCAGCATCTCGCAACCCGTGGTCGGCTGCATCGTCGTCTTCACACGCCAGGGTGGCGGGCATGTCGGCTTCGTCGTCGGGCAAGACGTGGTCGGCAACTTGCTCGTACTCGGCGGCAACCAAGGCGACGCGGTGAGTATTGCTGCCTTCAGTCGCTTGCGCGTGACTGCCTACCGTTGGCCTGACGCCGTGCCGTTGCCCACCGGCTCGAACGAGTTGCCGTTGGCCGTCGCGCAGATGTCAAGGAGCGAGGCATGAACGTGATCTATCTGGCCGTGCTGTGCTTCGGGATCGGCGGCGGTCTCGGTGGCATCGGGTCGTGGTGGTTCACCTCGGAGCACTACGAGAACGTCGCACTCAAGCTGAAGGCAGAGACCGACGAGAAGATCAATCAGGCCAACGACCGGGCCAACAAGGCTGCCGACAACTACGAGACGTGGAAGGCTGCGCAGCAACCCGTGATCGTCATGCAACAACGAGAGGTGCAACGTGAACTCAAAGCTGACCCTGATTGTTCTTCTCGCCCTCTGCCTGTCGGCCTGCGGAACGCTCTCACGACCCGCAGCGCCAACGCTGATACCGGCGTCGCTGACGACCCCTTGCCCGCCGCACTTGCAACGAGTCTTGTCGACGTGGGGCGACCTGGCGCTCGACTACCAAGAAGCACTGACGGAACTGGCGGACTGCGCGTCACGCCATCGAGCCCTCGCTGAAGCTGTGAAGAAGGAAGCCAAGAAATGAAGCACCTCTTGAACATCGCCATGCTGTTGGTCGGCCTGGTGGCAACCCCGGTCCACGGCGCCGACGCCGCTGCACCGGCTGTGGCAGCCTCGGCGCCCGTTCTTCCCGCGTGCTTGCCCTACCTCTATGGCAAGACGCTCACCTCGGATTGGAAGCGAACCGACGAGGGTCGCTATGCCTACGCCTGGTGTGAAGGAAAGTCGGGCCAACCGCTGTGGGTCTATGCCGCCTGTGTGCATGGCACTTGCATGCCCGTTGGCACGTTCGCAGAACTGGTTGACGCGCTGAAGCGCGATCCGAACCCTCTGACGGCTGCCAAGTCGGCTTGGCTCAATGCGACGTGGGCCAAAGACCCCTGTCCACCGGGTGTGTCCGGTCCGATGGGCAAGGTCTGCGCCGATGTGTCGGCAGCCATGATTGCCAGCAAGCCGGCGAGCGCTGCCAGTGCACCGACGCCGCCAGCTTCAGGCCCGACGCCAACGCCTGCATTGGTCTACGTGGTCAAGACGAACGGAACAAGCGCCACGCGCCCTGCCTACACCTTGGCCAATGGTGTTCGGGGGACGAAGGAAGTCGCTCGCGCAACGGTCGGCCAACTGTGCGACAGAAGCAAGCCAATCTTGGCCAGCGGTGCTGACGAATGGGCATCCTTCGGGCCGTCGCCAGTCGCGGGCATCGTCGCCCTCTGCACGCTGGTCAAGTGACGGACGTGCGCAAGTGGGTGCCTCGCGCGGGCGTGACATTGAAGATTGGGCAGAACGCGCCAGCGTAAGAGGGGTCGATTGCCGTCCATCTCTTCGTGTCTTCGGCCACGTCAAGGGCGAGCCCTACTTCACCAAGGAACGCCTCGACGATTGGCGCGATCGAGCCAAGGTGCAAGGCCACTCGATGCCACCTCGACCGATCCAAACGACGGGCTCGCGTTTCAAAGCTATCGACCCGGTGGCCTTGCGTGCCGAGCTTCTCGAACAACGCATCAACAATTGGCGAGTGCCCGCAGACCTCAGCCGGCCAAGCTCGCCGGCAGCAGCGCCGCGGATCGAGAAGCATCGTTGATGTAGTAGGTGTCGCGAAGAAGACGAACGTCCTTCGTGCCGATGGCATGTGAGAGTTCGAGCACATCGAGATACTTCGCCAGGCGCGTTGCCGCCTCGTGCTTCATGTCGTGAAACTTCAAGTCCTCGACGCCGGACTGCCTTCTCGCCTTCCGCCACAGTGCATCGCGTTGGCTGTCGTTCACGCCGACGATGTACGGTTGCCCTGACGGCATGGTGGCCAACAGTTGATCAAGCAGCGCCTCGGCTCGCGGGGTTAGAGGCACGTTGCGGCTCGGGTCAACGGTCGCTCGGCCGCTGCGCGCCGACTTCCGCCCGCCTTGCTCGATGGCCGAGACGTGGGCCGTGCGGCGGTCCTTCCAATAGTCCTCGGGTCGCAGCCTCAGTATCTCGCCCGAACGCATGCCGGTCTCAAGGGCCAGGAGGAAGCAGGCGCCGACGCGCGCCGTCAACGTGCCAAGCTTCGGGTCGGTGGCGTAGCCCGTGGCAATGCAGATCGCCTCGACCTCGCGCGGCGTGATCTGCTGTCGCTTGCGAGCCCGGCTCTGTGGTGGCCGGCGAACGCCATGGCAGGGGTTGACCTTGATCCACTTGCGGTCCTTCACTGCGTAGGCGAAGGCAGCACTCATCAGGGCAAGCTCGCGTTTCACGGTGGCAGGGGAGAGCGGCAGGCCGGTGTGCGGATGCAGGGCCTGTAGGCGGCGCGCGATCCACTTGTTGATGTCGTGGGTCGTCGTGGCAGCCAGGCGCAGCGCAGCGACCTCGTCACGCTGCCAATTGAGGATGCGCAGGCGATTGAACTTGGCCGAGTCGGTCTTGCTGGCCACGTCGTCAAGGAACGCCTCGAACATTTCGCCGTTGGTGAGCCTACTGCTGCCGGCGCTCGACGGCGCCAGTGCCCCGACAGCCTTCTTGCGCTCGATCTCGTCGGCCCACCTCTCAGCTTCGCGTTGCGTGTCGAAGGTCGCCGTCCGCTTCTTGCCGCCAGGCAGGCGCACAATCGCGCGGACTGAATTTCCACGGGGTTCAAACGAGGCCATATGCAGTCACCGCCCTTGATATATTGCGGGGACAGTCTAGGGGACGGGCCGGGGACGATCAAGCCGTTGACTTAGGGGAGTTTCAGGGCTTTTCTGTAGAGCGCGTCCCCACTGCCGGACGGCGAGGCCTACAAAAAAGCCTTCCAAATCAATGACTTAGAAGGCCGATTCGTGTGCTACAGTGGTGCCCAGGAAGGGACTCGGGTGCTAGCATTGGCGCGGGTTAGCGGGGGTTTGGTGACGGGCTGTCCCCAAACTGGATGGAGATTACTCCAAGCCGGCGACGGCCCGCAGCGCTTCCATAGCCTCGTCTTCGTTGCCGTCCTGCAAGTCGGTCAGCGCGTTCGCCACGCGGCCATCTGGTGCGAGCAAACTCCACTTGCCGGCCCTGCACGCTGCGATTAGCGCCTCGGCCGCATCATGGACGCGGCGGCTCGGTGAGTTGACGAATTTTTTCGCGAAGCGAATCGAGTTTGTTGGCGATGTCGGGTGCCTGCCGGCGAAGTTCGACGTGCGCGACCTCGTCGAGCCGAACACGCAGCCGGCGATGAATCGTGCGCTCCACGTCGGTCTGAGGCGCCGGCAGGTTCTCGCGCCAGGTCAGCAGTGTCTCGAAGCCAGCTTGCATCATGGTGGCGAGATCAGGATAGGTGGTCTGCCAGTTCACAAGGAAACCCCTGGCACGTTCCGAGCGTGCCAATCTTCCATCTCGGTCGCCAGTCGCAGCGCTTCCTCGATCTTGGACTTCTCGTGAATGCCATTCGACATTGCAGCCCAATGCCGCAACGTCATCGGCGCAGCAATGTCCTTGGCGCGCAGCACGAAGATCGGTTCGTCGGCCGCAGCCTTGTTCAGGCAGCTTGTCGGGGTGATGAGTTCGGCTTGTTTCAGCATGAGTTTTCCTCGTTCGTTGAGATGGTTTTCGCAGAAGTCTGACGGTGCCACGTCGCACGGTGTTTCGACATAGGTACCGCAGTAGAAACAGTATTCGAGGCTCATTGATCGCAACCCGCACCGATCGAGCCGCTGTCGTCTTTGGCGGTGAACTTCTGCCAGTGCACCCACCCGACTTGCTCGCAATGAAAGCCCCACTTACGATACCTCGGACCGGTGATGAAGAGGGTCCAACAGGGACCGTCGATCAACTCGACGCGATGGGCGAAACTGCCGAAGAGACGCACGCGATAGTCGCCTTCGAGCAAGACCTGTCGGTTGTGAATGCCGCCCGCGGCGATGGTGTGCTCGCAGTAGCAACCGCGCAGCAAGAAGGAGATGTTTGACCAGGGGTGATCGTGCAACGCTCGATCGTCGTCACTGCGCAAGAACTGGTGCAAGTAGACGTTGAAGATCGGATTGCGCGGAAGGATGAACCACCGCCGAAGGTAAGGCCGGTCGGCACCACCAACGATGAAGTCAGGCGCGCGGCGCGTGACGAGAGCGATGAGTTTGTCTGCTGTTTTCATTCTGGCTTTGCCTCGGACTCGGTAGGCGGGTTGTTCCACACCTTGAAGAGTTGGTTGTCGAATCCGCCTGTGGTTGCTGCCGCGTTGCTGCGAAGCTGCCAATCACGAAGCTTTTCAAGGCTCTTGACTGTGAGTTCATGAGGGAACTTCATATCTTTCGATGCATGTTCTTTGCTGAAGAATGGTTGGCCACACTCTTCGTTGAGGCACCTGTGACGGCGCCACATCGAGTCACCGTGACGACGGCTCTCGTTCACCTTGCTGGCCTGCGATCCGCAGTACGGGCACCGACACATCAAAAGTCCTCACTGTCGTGCAAACGAGGACGACCACCCTTCGGATTCGCGCCTCGTGCGATGGCTTCCATGTGCGCCAGGATCGCGCGACGGGGCCAACGCAGTTGCCCACGCCTGCCGTCCTTCGTCCTTCGACGGATTGCCTTCGGGAAGCCAGGCTCGTGCACGAGCACATCGGTGACGTAGCGCGCTTCGTATTTCATCAGGGCGCCGACATCGTTGGCATCAAGCCAAGCGTCGGGGTCCATGCGCGCAGCGATCTCGCGAGCCAAGGCTTGAAGGTCGATATCCATGGTGGTCCTACTGCCGAGAGAGCGACAACGCCAGCAGGTACAACGAAAGCACTTGCTCGGGGAAGACCTGTGGTGCGAAGAGGTCGACCCTGCCGCCAAGTGAACGCATGAGTTCCTGCGTGTGAATGGCCAGTGCATCGGGACCGGCGTTGCTCTCGACGGCCTGGCAGAGAGCCATTGCCATCGAAACGACGTAGGGGTTCGAGTGCATCTCAGTCCGCGTGCACGTCGTTGCGCTGCGAGTAGATGTGCATCCCTGCAAGGATCACGATGGCGTCGAGCAAGGTAATACGCTTGTCGATCGGTGGCATCACGAGCGAGGCTTGAATGGCAGCAATTGCCAGATGCGCAAGCCCTGCTGGCGAGCCCATCATCTCGGCAATGGCCAAGTCCTTCTGCGACTCGAACGGCAAGCCGCCATTGATGCTCGACTCGTCGTCACAAATTGCCTTGGCGAGTGCCAGATTGAGCGTGTGTCGCAGAAGCTTGAACTCGTCGGGGCAACGATCAATGGCGACTTGTTGATCAGGTGTGCTCATGTCTACTTTCTGTGGATGCTGAGTGAACGGCAATTCTTAAAGAGAATTAATCTCTGCTGACTACTAACTGACCTCTTTCCACTCAGTCGGGGGAGCGGGTTTCTTCTGCCCTCATTGCCTGCCAGCGAACGAGTGTGTCGATTGCTTCTTGAACGTCTTGCTGACTTGCCTTGTGACCACGCGAGCCCGCGACGAGAACTTTCTTCAAGGCATGTTGCAAACAGGGGTCGGTGACGTTGAAGAGTTCGCAGATTCGATACACGTCGATCGCGTGGTAAGGGCAGTCGCGGAAGTAGTGGCTGTACTTCGGGGCCGGTTGCAACGTGAAACCGTCGAGCGGTTGTCGAGGCGCCGCGTCGGATGACAAGGCGAGTTGCGCGAAGAGTGCGTCTTCTTCTGGCGTGACCTCTATCGGCGGCAGCGAAGAGTCAACGACATGCAGCCACTCGGAACTTGAACTTGTCTTGGTACTCATCACAGTGCGTCCGGGTCGTCGTCTTCGAGCGTGGCTTGGATTTCTCGAACTGCCGGCTTTTCAGTCCGGTCAATCGACAAACCGGCATCGCGATTTTTGCCGGGGGTCTTCGCGAAGACACTGGCAGCTTCGGCGAGCGGCTTGCTGTGGGCGCGAGCCAGTTCGGATGGCAGCAGTTCGAGGGCCGCAGTGATCTTGCGCAGCGAGGCATAGATCACGTTGGCCTGGTGCCGCGCGTCATCGAGTGCCTTGTGCTTCACCCCCTCGAACGGCACTGCGGACGGTTGGATGCCTGCGGCGTCGACGATGGTCCGCATGTCGCGCACGGCGTCGAAGTACCAGGGTGCTTGCAGGCCGACGCCGCCGACGACGTATGCGTGTTCGAGTGCCGTGATGTCGAAACTTGATCCGTTACCCCATGGGCAGGGCTGACCGTTGAGACCTCGATACCAGGCTGCGAAACCGTCGAGTGCTGTGGCAAGGCTCACCTTGTCGTCGCGCCGAGCGTCGGAAAACAGTTCGCGTGCGGCCTGGCTTTGTTGCATCCACCACGTCAACGTCGAGCCCGAGACGTGTCCACATTGCATGGTCGAGTCGAGGTCGATTTCCTTGTAGAAGGTCGGTCCATGCTTGCCGGTGTGCCGGTTGAAGGCAACGGCGCCGATGCTCAAGATGGCGCAATTCGCGCGTGTCGACAGCGTCTCAAGGTCGATCGATACATCTGTGATTTCGTTGCTCATGGCGCTTGCTCGTTCCCTTCGAGGTCGTCTTCCGTCAGGCCAAGAGGCCATGCCGGGTCGACCATGCCGAGCATCGTGACCGTCGCAGCGGGCTCGCTGTAGGTCGGATTGGCGTGCAGCAGCACGCCGTCGATGTCGATGATCTGGCCATCGAGCATGATGCGTTCGCCGACCGTGGGCTTGAAGTCAAGAATGCACTTCACCGGGTCGCGCTTCGCGTCGTTCGGGAATTCAATGACGATCATGGGCATGGGTTTCTCCTTCCAGGGGGCTGTTGATCAAAGTTCGTCATCGACCGGCTCGCCGGTCCACTTGTAGACGGTCTCATCACCGTCGAGGTCTTCTTCGGTGCGCACGCTGAGTTCGCCGTTGGCCACGCCGCGCACCGAGATTGCGCCAAGAACCGGCACACCCTTCTGACGCAGCCGTTCGAGGACTCGCACATTGGCGAGTACCTCGTTGTCGTTGAGGCGGGCTTGCAGGTCGCCGGGAAACCGGCATTCGATCGTTGTGATGGTCACAGTTCGTCCCAACTTCCCTCTCGGCGCCAGATGCGCACGCCGGCTGTCTTGTAGATTTCGTCGACCTCGACATGCCGCATCGAGATCACCAGGCCGGCGCTCTTGCAGGCCGCACGCAGAAACTCAAGCTCCTGCCGCTGCGCGCCTTCGACGAAGAAGGAAGCGTTCAGGCGCATCGACTTGATCTTGATGAGGTACGCCTCGACGTGAGGTGCGCGAGGGCGCCCGCGGGGTCGTCCGTTCACGGCAACGTGCGCGTCAAGATGCTGCTGAGAGTCAGGCAGAACCACACGACGCCGAGGATGGTGTACTCGTCGCGCTGCGCTGCCCGGCAGAACGTGTTGCGCGACACGTCGAGTGCCAACCAGGCGATTGCCGCCGACCACAGGGCTGGCAGCACGAGCCACAGGCCGAAGTTCAGGTTGTTCCACATCACGAGGGTGCTCCTTCAAGGTTGAGTTCAAGTTGTCCGATCGACTTGCGGACGGTTTTGGCGAGGTCGCGTTGTGCCGTCTTGTCGAGGTAGACGGCAAGGGTCTGCAAGTCCAAGCGCTCGGCTGCGGTCAGTTTCGGGCCACCACTGCCGACGCGAATCCACTTGTGCGGTGCGCGGTCAGGCATGGCGCCGTCGAAGCCGCAACGCAGCATTTCGGCAGCGCCGGCCGTGGCTTCAAGGCGTGCGATGGGCACCATGCCGGCCGGGTTGCCATCGCGGTCGCACAACAGCATCAACGAGGTGGGCGTGCTCACAGTTCGTCCTCGGGGTTGAGTTCGCCACCCATCTCGGCAGCGACGGCCAGAAGGGCTTGCGGGTAGGTGAGGGCGACGATCCATGCGAATGACTGGAATGCCGCTGCACGGTCGCCAGGAGAGAGGCCGGCGCCATCGGCCATGCGCGTGCCGTCAGCAAACGTGCAGCCGCGCATGCGCAGGCTGTCATCGAGGCGGAAGGCAAGACGGGGTTCGCCGTCATCGAGGAAGGTCAGGCCAAGTTCGCTGACCTTGTAGTCTTGCTTCGCCAGGCTCTGCACCTCGTGCGCTGCGATGTCACGCTCGCGGATGCGCACGGTGCGTTTGTCGGCGCCCTTGAGGACTGCCGAGTTGTGCAACGTCAGGTTCTCGCCGAGCGCAATGTCGGTGGTCACGAAGGCGGTGAGGGCATTGCCGACATCGCGATTGACGTTGAAGGGAACTGGCGTGAACTTCGAGAGCGTCTCGAAAGCGCCCTTCAGCACCCCACAGCACTCGTCGATCTTCTTCTGGCTGGCACTGAAGACGAACAGCCAATCCTTGATGAACATGCAGTGCACGAGCGTGCGGCGGATGAAGGCACGGGGAAGCAACTCGAACTCGACCTCGTCGCGCAGTTCGGCATATTCCTTCTTGCTGCACTTGCCGTCGAGTTCGATCAGCAGTTCGACACGCTTGCGCAAATGTTCGTCGCGCACCTTGGCCGGCAAGATGCGTTCGTTGAACTGCACGAGCATGATGAACGCCGAAGACTCGATGTCGACGAGAAGCTCGCGGCCGATGGGCGCCAGGCCCATGGTGCGCCAGGCACCGCCCGCGGGATCAGCGGCAACGAAGGTTTCAAGGTGCGCGTCGAGGTTCCCGCCGCTGTACTTCTTGAGGTCGTTGAACACGTTGCGCTCGACGCGAAACGCGGCGACGTTCTTGAATGGGTTGCTTGCCATGCCG